GGTCAGCATTAACAGGGTGCAGCCTGTCTATCGGAAACGGGACTAACGTTAACCACTACATAGCACTTAGGCGCGGCACCACAGCGGCCATGGTGGGATATGTTAACTCTGACTACGCGGTTCTCCAGGGAGGCGCCGGCAAGGGAGTTTTATTGTGTGTGGGCAACGACACATTTGGCAGTGGGGCTGCTGTAACCGTTACTAGCGCAGGCGCTATCCGGTTCAACGCCTACGGCGCGGGCGCATTGACCACTGACGCAAGCGGTAATATCACCGCGGTCAGCGACATGCGGCACAAGCAGTTCCGGCGTCTGTTCGCTAAGGGCATGGCGGAGTTGCAGGCCATTGACCCCATCGTTTACATGTGGCGGCCCGAATCCGGTATGGAAACTGAGCATGAATACGTTGGGTTCAGCGCCCAGAATGTCCAGGAGAGCCTGCCGGAGGCGGTGGGCCAGGACAGCCGGGGCTATCTGACGCTTCAGGACAGGGCTATCTTGGCGGCCCTGTTGAACGCAGTTAAGGGCCAGCAGGCCCAGATTGACGCGCTTATGGCGCAGTAGAGGGAGGAGAATATAATGAATTATGAAATTAAAATAGTACGTTTTGAGTTATACCCTCGTGATGAACCAACTTGCTATTGTGTCGGGTTCGAGGGAAAGGCGGCTAATGGGCGTCTACATTATGTAGATACACAAGTCCTGCTAACGGATGCTGGGGGTTTAGACGACGATGGTATTGTGGCCAAGGCTTGGGAAAACGTGGCCAGTGGTTTTGAGGCCCATATGGCAGTTTTGGCAGCCAAGTCTTTAATTATCGGAAGTGTTTTCATACCAAATAAGTAAACACTAAAAATACGCCCGATTGTACATATAAAATATCGGGGCCTCAAAAAATAAAATTTTAAGGAAAATAAATGAAAAAAAGTGATATTTGGTTATTGTGGCATGGGTTAAATAATATGGATAAAAATCTTAAAACATCTATTAAGTTTGCATATGCTGTTGCACGAACATTGGATAAGATAAAAGACGAGGTCAATTCATTATCAAAAGTAGTTGAACCATCAATAGAATATCAAAAATATGATAGTGGCCGCATAGAAATAGCAAAAAAATATGCAAAAAAAGACGAAAATGGACAACCATTAATAGATGGCCAAGAATTTGTATTTGATCCAGAAGGTTTAAAAAAATTTGAATCGGAATTTATACCAGATAGTAATTTAATAGACGAAAGGAAAAAACAACTAGAGGAATTTGTTTTATTGTTACAAGAACCATCCGAATCGGAAGTTTATAAAATATCACTTAACGATTTTCCAGATGAAATATCACTTGGAAACATGGAAATTATGTACCATATGGTTGAAGATTAATCAAGTTTTTTATATTCATAAATATTTTTAATGTTTTTACAGAAATATTTGCCTACGGACTCGGCAATATGTAAATTATAAAATATCTGCTTATCAACATTATAATATTCATAAACAGAGTCATTATTAAAAGTAACGTATAGTATATTATCTTTATATGCTATACGTTTTATCATTGAAGAATCTTTAATTTCTTTCCAGTCCATTTCCTATCGTGCAATAATAGAAATTTTTTATTTTTGGAAAAATATACCGTTTGTTCAACTTGTTTACTACGAATATTAATCCATACTGCTGTTGCAGGGTGCATTTAATATTCGTTTTAAATTACCTTTCCTTATATCAATACAAAAGACAACAAAAAAATTGGTAGCGGGAGGGAGAATCGAACTCCCGAATGGCCAGCTTATGAGACTGGTGTCTTACCTCTTGACTATCCCGCAATCTTTTTATAATTTTCAATTATTATACCATATATAAACATAAAAGACAACAAACTTTTATACAAAATCCACATCTTTCTTCATCAAATTTAGGTAGCTTTTTACAAATTTTTTCAGATTTAGATAGTTATTGTCTTCCCAAAATACAGTATCTCCCATTATTTTTTTAGTTTTATTCCATACTTCAAATCTATTATTAACATCTGTTAGATATTCTATATGTGAAATAAATTCTTCTTCATCTTTTGCTTGTAATACCATATCTTTATAAGGATCTATTTTAGTAAATACTGCGGGCATTCCCAAAGCAAAGTACTCTAAACATTTTATATTGCTTTTTGCTCTGTTGAAATTACATATAGACAATGGTGCAATACCAATATCACCATCTAGACTTCTCAAAAATCTAGGATATTCATAAACCGATAACCATCCATGTCTAGTTATTTTACCCGATACAACTAAATCATTAAGTTCTAATGGTAATCCACCTATAAATATCCACTCATACTTATCTGTTGTTTTCTTAATATAATCTAATAACATTGGTCCAATATCTCCACCAGTTATACCTGACACAATACTAAAATGATTAGAACTACATGGATAGATAATTTTAAGTCTGTTGGTTTCCTTTACGTTACAAACAGTATTCCCCCATGTAAACTTAGGTAATCTGTTAGGCACAACTACTATATTTTTATTATACGGCGAATATAGATTTTTTAATACTTCTGTACTAACAGTTATACCATCAGCTAATTCCATCATTTTAATTATATATTGTTTTAATGGTTTATAATATTCCGAAGCATAGTTCCATTCTGGTATATTGAAGAGGTCATCATCTATTTCATATACTAAAACACTTCTGGTAAAAACCTTTATCTTAGATTTAACCAAAGCAAATAATTCTAAATGTCTTTGAGTAGCACTACGTTGAAACTGTATTACTGTAGTATCTTTATAAAAACCAATATCTTTACTAAAAATATTGGAAAAATATCCCTGAAAACCAAAATTTTTAACTTGTTGTAATTGATTTAGAAGAATAAATGGTATAATTACTCTTATATTAGCACATCCAGCTTGGTCGGCCACATAACTAAATATTCTAAATTGTCCATGATTTATTTTTTGTATAAAATTACTCCTAATATCATAATACAATGGCATCCTTTTTTCTACTTTCAAGTATATCCAAAATATCTTTAATATTACTAGTATTAGATATTTCGTTAAGAAGCTCTTGATATTCGTTTATGATTTCTTTCTTGTTGATAATCATTTGTCTATTTTCTGATTTACTAAAATATGTTATAAAATCATTACCCCTTTCACAAAAAACACATTTATCTGCTAAACCATCAGATGTTCTTTGTAAGAAATCTGGTGGTAGTGCAGCTTTACATACAATACAACGCGGCATTATATTTCCCATCCAGTATTTGTAATCCAAGGTTTTTCATTCGCCCTTTTATTCCCCAAATTATTAGACCATTGAGAAGATTTGTGATTTAAAATTTGTTTCTCCAAGAATATTTTCAAACATAATATACTCATATTATCAAAATACAACACCATCTAATAAAGGTTTAATAAAATCTTCTTTAATAAGTTGTACTTTAAGTTTATATTCTTCATCTGTACCAGCAGAAATAGATTTTTCGTTGGCTAATGCAACAAAACTTGTTCCATCACATAATACACCATAATAACCATGATTTAAAAATTTAAGCCATAAAGCCCAATCAAGCAACCTTTTGTACTTATCATCGACTACTATGCCACCAATTTCTTTTAGTTTATCATATTTTATCATAGAATTGGATGATATATAGTTATGATTAAGTAATTTCATTGGATCAAATTGTATATTATAGAACTTCCGATTAACTACACCAACAAATTCAAAATTACAATAACAATAAGCACTATCAGATTGTTCCAACGTTTCTAGCATTTTATCTAACATATGTCTTGATGGTATAATATCTCTATCGACCATCATAACATATTTTGGCTCTGGGTTATCTAACAAATAAGCCGAAATACCCTCAGCAAAGTTTCTAGCCGTATTATAAACAGATTCATAAGATATCCAATTAAAATCAACATTATTTCTTTTGAGATTTATTTTGACATCTCTAGATATTTTATGACCAGTATATAATGGTGTAACCACCAAAAGTTCTGGTTTTTTTACTTTAATTATATATTTCAACATATTATTTCTTTTTACGTGCCTTATTTACATCTTCCCTTCTTTCTCATATTCCTCATCCATTATATTACCATCTTTACCAACTTTATATGGATTGCCCCACATACTAGGTCTTTCAATATAAACATCACATTTTTCTGAATGACAATTGATCACTATCGAATGAATTCCAACCCTTTTCCCAATAATCTGCCTTTTCGTCATCATAGGGGTTATCATCAACAAGAATACCCTTAATGCGATCAATCAGACCTTCTTCAAAATATCGTTTCATATGTTTGTCAGTATAATTTCTACGTCTGTTTATCTCTTTCATAACCAAACTCCCGTTTAATTATATGATTATCTATTAACATTTCTGGATAATAATATTTCATATTATGAAATAAACTATATATAAGAACAGTGTCAAGCTCTGATAAATTTATTATATAATCTATATCATTTTGTGTTTCAACTCTAAGGCCCCGAAATAATAAATTAAAATATTTATTATCTATTGGTAAAAGTGGAACACATTGTCCATCAAGAATTTCTTTCATATTTGGTAAATATCCAACATTGTACTCTTCTTGATTTCCTGACAACAAAGTAAATCTTATATCTTTATATGATTCTCCTTTTATTCCCACATAATTTACATCTCTATATTGGTCAACTACATATCCAAAATCTATAAGTTTTAGATATGGATTTTCCAATTCAAACGAATTTTGAAATTCGTACCAATATGGCATGTATTCAAATCCCAATCTAGTAATAAGCCTTGGTTCAAATAGTTTTATATTACCATATTTAAGAATATGGTCAACTTCATTATTATTGAGTGTAGAATATCTATCAAATAATATTGTTCTTTTTTTATATTTTATACATTCTTCCAATACATCAACTTGTTCTATATTATCCTGAGTTACAGGATACCAATCTATAAATACTTTATCAGATAAAGAATCATAACTAAAGTATTTATGTAACAAATCGTCTTTAGTGAACAAGTTGATATTCATTTTATTGATATACTCTACTTTCTATATAATTAATAGCTGTGTCTGAAATAGCGTCAATAACACATATTCTACTGGCCGAAAATACGTTAATTGGTCTACCAACACACTTAGCTATAAATGCCACAGCATCATCATAATTATCACCTACTGTTAGAACATTGGCTTTCCAGTTTTCCAACTCACCACGGTCATTTCTCATTTCATATTCGATATTATAAACCTTAAGTTTCCTATTCATGATTACTTCTCCCCATCATTCTTTATTCCATACCGACATAAATAAACACCAATTAGCATAAAAATTATCGTCAACAAAAAATTTCCATGTAGTATTCCAGCACAATAAATATTCATAGAACCAAGAATGAATATAATTTTATATACGTTATTTTCCAAAAAGTTAAACATTTTATTCTTCCTCCTGTATCACTTTCACAGTACTGTAATGTGTTTTAAGCAGCCACGTGTTAATTTCTGGTATAAATTCCGAATCATTTTTGAATAAATCGTAAACCGCATCAGTACCTTGAACTTTTTTATCGTCTCTATATGTGTACCAGGCTCCCCCTCTAGTTAATAATCCAGCTTTAATGGCCAAATCTACCATACCAGCATATTGATTAAGACCGCCCACGTAATTAATTTCTATCACACCTTCTGTAAATGGTGGATAATATCTATTTTTAAGTGTTATAGCCAAAATCTCATTACCAATAACATTTTTATCTTTATCTTTAATTTTGCTTTTCTTCAAGGAAATAAGAATATCAGAAAAATGTTTCCATGATTTACCACCTACAATTTCCTCAATGTTACCATAAGCAGATGGCTTATCATAAAAGTGTCCCGAAGCCATTATAATAGAATTTTGTGCTTTACATATATTACTACATAATTTAGATACTCGTTTAAGTTCTTTTTGAAGCAAACCCTGGTCTGCCTTTACTTCTCCATCAATAGCATCTTCTGCTAATTTGTACCGTTCTATACCACCAATAGAATCAATAGCAATAAACCATTTTTCATCTCCAGAATCCTTGATCTGCCCTAATGTGGCAAAAATATCTTTAATCCAAGGAGAGTAAACATGAAGACAATTGTTTGTATCAACCCCCCATCTATCCAAAAAGTCTTCCTTAATACCCTCGGTATCTATATAAATTACCTTGTACCCATGTTTTTGTGCTTCTGCCATGGCCAGACAAATCATTGAAGTTTTAAAAGAATGCTCCGGGCCGACAATAAGAATAAGACTTCTTTGTGGAAATCCTTTGGCCAAATCACCAGATATGATTCTATTTAAATCATAAGCTGGTAATGTAAGATATTCGTTTATTTGTGCAATATCACTTTCAGACAATATAGAGACATATATACCCTTTGACGCTTTAGCTATATTATCTCTTAGTTTTTTCAGAACATCATTCATTCTTTATCCTCATTATAGTATATCACATTTTTCTAAAATGTAAATCTCGTTTACCAGTTTTTTATACCCATCTTTTATAATTCTATCTCTACCAATTTTGAGATATTTTTCATTTATGTCAACCATGATAGCATTTCTTGACAATTGAGCAGCAGCTAATCCAGTAGTACATGCACCACCAAATGGGTCTAAAACCGTACATGGTATTATATTACCATTACAGTTACAATCAGATATCCACCCAGACATATAACGCTTTCTAAAAATATTGTTAGATGCATTTAATCTGCCAATATTTCTTGGTCTATCTTCATTGACTTTCCTGTTAATATCAGAGATGCCAAATTTCAGATTTCTTCTATATGGTGTTCTGCAATTTGAACAACAACCATACTCTGATGTTCCAGCTTTTATACATCTTGCTGGTAATTCAATAGGAAATGGGGCAAAATGAGCATCTTTTAAAGGTTTGGTATTGATCTCCCACACAGTGCGTTCATTACCACCAATAATTTCTGTATGTTCTGTATCACAGTCGCCCCTATATGCAAAAGTTTTGCCAGAAACCTCTTTTATAGAACGTCTTATTGCATCTATGTCATAAAAATATTTGACATTTTTACTTAATAAAAATATGTGTTCATGTGACGTTGTCGGCCTGTCATTAACAGAATTCGGCATACAATTTGGCTTACTCCAAATAATATCAGAACGCAAATACCAGCCATCATTTCTAAGAGCAAACGCCAACATCCAGGGGATACCAATTAAATCTTTTGGTTTAAATCCAGATGGTGCACGTCTTGGTTTTTGTGCTGTACCAGAATTTATTGTTTTACCAAATTGTTTATGTCTTTTCTGGTATTCGCCAGAACCAGACCCACCAGATTGTGAATAACTATCACCAATATTAATCCAACAAGTTCCGTCTAATCTAAGAACTCTTTTAACTTCTCTAAATACCAATACAAGTTTTTCTATAAAATCTTCTGGTGTTTCTTCTAGTCCTATTTGACCATCAATACCATAATCCCTAAGTCCATAATAAGGTGGTGAAGTTACACAACAATGAATAGAACCATCTGGTAATGTTCTGAGAGCATCTATAACATCACCACAAATAAAATCTATTTTATTTTTACCATAAAGAAATGGTTTGTTGAATATTTCTAGTATCATTTGTAGTATGAAAAAACATTTAGGCGTTCCATAGCTGTTTTAATAGCTATGGGTGAGTTGTCTATACCAATCCATCTCCTATTTAATTTTTGAGAAACCACAGCAGTTGTTCCAGAACCCAAAAAACAATCAAAGACTAAATCGCCTTCAATAGAAGATGTTTTAATAATAGTTTCTATCATTTTAAGATTCTTTTCGGTTGGATAACATGATTGTAAAGAGTCTTTAAAATCCCAAACATCTTGCATTTTCTGTCCTTTAGATTCATTGGCATAAATAATTTTTCCCGGCCTTCCCCCTGATGACCAATATATTCTACCCATGAAATCTAACTTATCTAACGTATCATGTTTATATGCCCAATGTCTTCCTTTTGATGGTTTGATGCCCCTCCATTCTTTACAAGTCTCACCATCTAAAACTTCGCCAGGCGCAAATAAATTAACCACATTATATCGACGACCAAAAACATCTACTTTAGGAAAATATTTTTTAACATCATCATCTCTTATGGGCAAAAATATATCATTCCAAACAAAATCATTGGTTTTAGTATAGAAAAGAACCATATCTTTAATATTACCATAACCCCTACGTGCAAAATTCTTGGGCACACATTTTATTCTTGATATACCATTACGATAATTACTAATACCAAAAATCTCATCCATTATAACTTTAACATAATGTCCAATTTTATAATCTATGTGCACATAGATTGAAGCATGATCAGACATTAGTTCACGAATAAAAATTAGCCTTTCTCTAATAAATTCTATAAACTTACTACCAGTTATATTATCATTATAAGCAACAACATCATCTTTACAAATACTAACACTGTTGCTTTTTTCCTTGTTGTATCTAAAATTTCTACCTGTAGCAAATGGTGGATCTATATATACCAAATCAACCTTTACACCATCATTAAGAAGGGTTTTCATAACAGACAAATTATCGCCCATTATTAACTTATTATTTCCTTTACCACTATCATGAGTCAAGATAGCAGGTTCAATACTAATAATTTCTTGATAAGTTTTCTTATTAGGATATTGCAATATCATAATACTTACCGATTCCTTCTCTCTTAGGTGTACAAAGATTTTGAGGCAAACCTTCTGATTATTTCTATTTTATCAACATCATAAGACATAAATAACGAGGCGGGTTCCTGACATATTTTTTTATAATAAATTATCATAATATTTTTACTTTACTAAATCCATTTATATTTTCTACTAAATACACATTATCAAAATCCATATCACTTATTTCCATCCTATGTGATATTATAAACACCTTAAGATTATCCTGTTTTTGCTTCATTCTTACTATATCAACAAGTTTAGTTACTGTATTAGTATCCATACTGCTGTCCAAAACCTCATCAAGTATCATTACATCAAAAAAATTTGGCGAACTTAATCTGGCCACATCATGAAATGCCATCATTAAAGATAAATCTAGTGCATGGCTTTCGCCACCAGATAAATTTTCATAAGTGCCATTTATAATTCCCGGCCCATGAATACTACAATCTATCCACTTATCAAGTTTAACATAAAAATCATATCCTACTGTAGCAAGATATTCATTTGTTCTAGAATTAAGATATGGTATTATACTGGATATGGCATACTGTTTAACATTATCATCTTTACATAAATCCTTAAGATAAGATAAATAATCTGATATGCTGCCAAATTTGACTAAATCTTTATTTAATGAATCACTTTCTATTCTAAGTTTATCAATATTCTCATTAAGATTATCTATTTGTAATATATCCCCTTTATTTTCAATGTATTCTATTTGAGCAACAAGTTTGTCTCTTTCGCTTAATAATTCTTCTTTTTCTTCATTATATTCAAGTTTGGCCAAGTATATACTTAGCTTATCTATTACTTTCTTACATCTTGTCAATCTATCCTTATCGTATTGTATAGTTTTATAAGCTTTAAGTTTTTCGAATAACAAATTAATTTGATTTTCATGTTCTTCAGTATTTCTAAGTTCTTCTGATATTTTATTAATCTTTTCAATATCATATTCAAGTTTTTTAATAGATTCCTTGTTTTTCTGCTTATCATTTTTAAGTTTTATTATTTCATTTTCTATTCTATTATAAATCATTTCATCATCAATATCTCTTAAACATGTAGGACAAGTTTTATAATCTATTAATTTTTTTAAATCTTCTTCTTTGGATTTAAGTAACGATTCTATACCAGAAAGTAATTCTTTATGATGTGCAAGAGATGTGCTATATAAACTTGTATCATCACCATAATGAATCAAGTCGCGTTTTATATCTTCTAATGGTCTAACAACAACTTTTTTAATTTCAACCAATTTTTCTTTAATTTCACCTGACTCTTTTATTATATTTTTATATGCTTCGGCTTGAGATAGTAAATTTTTTTCTCTATCTCTGTATATACCAAGTTTGTTTACTACCAGGCCGTAAACTATACCAATTTTCTTATTATAACCATTAAGTTTATTATCTATTTCTATTATTCTATCTTTATGTTGCTTGGCATATAGTATATTCTTATTAAAATTATCTATTTGATTATTGTATTCACCAATCAAAGTCTCGTTTAACTGTATTCTATGTTTTGAATTAACCATGTGGTTGTCTATTGAACTAAGCTTGGCCAAACATACGCCGTTTATAGCCGTAAACATTTCCAAATCAAATAATTTTTCAATAAACTGTCTTTTTTGTTGTCTGTTCATTCTGAGGATTGGTTCATTTTTACTATTGGAGTTAGTATATACTAGATTTACAAAGGTATTATAGGTTATGCCAATAATTTCATCCTCTATCTGTTTTTGCACATCTCTTATACTAGATAAAGGAAGCTGATTATTATTATGATAAATTTCCAATATATTTGGTTTAAGACCACGAACTATTCTATAATTATTATCATCTTTGGTAAATTCTATTTCAGTTAAACAGTTTTTTCTATTACGCCAGTTTATAATTTGTTCCTGTTTAAGACTTTTTAATACCTTACCATATAACGGAAAGGACACAACTTCAGCCAAAGCTGTTTTACCGGCCCGATTACTAGTTTCTTTTCCTGGAAATCTACCTATAATAGCATTTAGTCCGGGTTTAAGTTCTATTTCTTGTGTTACATTACCAAATGACAATATATTAGAAAATTTTAATCTATCTATGGATATTCTTGACACTAATTTCCCGCATTATACCATCTATTATTCTATATAAAGTTTTCTTATTTAAATGTTCTGGCAACTTAGCTTTATCAACATAATCAAGCAATACATCATAACTAGTTCTAAGATGTAGTTCGTCGACATTCGTCAAATTTTCGTCAATATTAAACTTTGATGTGTCAACAAACAAAGTTATTGGTGTCAACATAGACACCGATTCTATAATATCATTATTTTTATTTACACCATAGTCTTTATCAAATACCAACTTAACTATATTACCAGTTACATTTTTTATTTCACCATCTGTTCTTATTATAACATATTGGGGAGCACTTGTAAACCGAACAAATTTGATATCCCCATTTTTCCAAGAATAATATCCCCTTTCACTACCTACATCGCCAAAATTATTATGAAATGGAGAACCAAGATAGGTAAAATTGTCTATGGTTTGTGGAAAGTGAAAATGTCCAGAGTAGACATGTTTGAATTCTTTGAAATCATTTAGATTATATTGTGAATTAATACAATCAAACTTGTTGTTCATTCTGAATTTGTTTACTTCAAAATGTCCAAATAAATAATCACAAGTTATGTCAGATATATCATATCCCCATGGCACAAAACAAAAATTATTTTCATAATATGGCTCTTCATCTACTCTAATAACATTAGAATATTCTTTAAATATATTCAACCAATTAGGTTGTGATTGTGTTTTATAATAAGTATCGTGATTTCCTCTTACCAATATTACTTTAAATTCTCTCCATATGTTGCCAACTATTTCACAAACAACATTAAGTGTTTTCTGATTAAGAGACTTAGTGTTCTCGAATATATCACCCAATATAGCTATAGTATTGTGGTGATATTTTACCGCAAAATCACGTATCTCTTTGGCTAAATTAAGAGATACATCTAACCATAATTGATTATCCTGGCGAATACCAAGATGCAAATCGGCCAATAAAATCATTTATTTGTAGATATCCATCTTTTCAAAGACTTATGTTTATTTTTACTTTTCTGTTTCACAACGTACATAACGATTTTTATCATGCTTATAATATACTACTTTTAAAATTCTCCAGGACATTGAAACCGGGCGGTAATATGTAGATGGTTCGTTATTTTTAGGATTCTTAAAAATATCAAAACATCTTTTACAATAGAAGCCTCTTTATCTTTCATAATTACTTTCCTTTATATTGATAAATTATGATAAATACCAATTTTCATTGATTTATTCAAACACCATAATCATCCTATATTTTTATAAATATTATATACAAACCCTTTGAAATGTCAATCAATGAGACTAAAAAAACACTTAGATAATGATTTTGAATATTTATCCAAAAAAGCTATTAAACAGCTATCGGGATTAAGTTCACTTAAAATCAGAAATTTACTTAAAGAAAACTGGGATATATTTTTAGATGTTTGTAAAGATAAGCATTTAGAAATAGAACAGATAATTTTTGATAATTTTGGAATGTCCATAGCAGATGTATCCAGATCTGTACCAAATACTCATATAATTAATATACAAGAAAATTTAAAAACCGCGTTTAATAATATTATAAAATTAACAGAACACAAACAACTTGCAACAAAGGCTATATTATGGATAGCTCTTAGTTGCAACAAAATAACGAAATTTAATTCATACCTAGACTCACAAGATTAAATGTCCCCACTGCCTTTTTTAACATTTCCATGCCCACATCTGGATTATATATAGTGGCATAAGCTGGATGTACACTACATATAACTTTAGTATTAAACCCAATATTTATATCACAAATACTACTATTTGTTTTTATAATAGAATTTTCTACTAATATATTAGTATTTGATAACATTTCCAATGACTTTATGGCATATCCACCCAAAGACAAGATCACACGCGGCATTATGATTTTTAAATATTTCCTTATCCACTGAATACATTTGGCCATTTCTTCTGGTGATGGTTTACCATTTTTACCATTTATAATTGGCCGACAATTTACTGAATTTATAACAAGAAAATCTTCCTTATTATAACCAAACCCATTCATTATATTCCAGAAATTATTACCAGCAGTTCCTACTAATGGTGTATTCTGTTTTGTTTCTTGTAAACCTGGGGCCTCAGCAAACACACAATATTTGCTGTTTAATGTCCAATATGGTTTTGATCTACCACCATTATATAAATTACATTCCTGGCAATTAGATACATAATTATCTAACAGGGTTAGCAATTTTACTTGATTTTCTTTTAACACGTCTTCTCCACACCCCCCTTTTGTTTCTATCACATAGTTTATCACATGGTGTTGTATCTATATCGGCAGTTACAGTTGACTCCAAAAACGAATCAAGCCTACTAATAATATTATTAATAGACTCGTTTTTTTCCCAATACTTATAACAAATGGCTGTAGCCTGGTCTTTTTTATAACCCTCTTTTGTTATAAGTTCTGATATACATCTTGATATATAACTATTTTTATCTTCATCTGGTTGTGGATATGGCATATTAACCTGTTCTCTGTCTTTGTTTCTCTCTCTTTTTGGTTAATTTAATTATATATTTATCCATTTCTTTCATAACATCTTTAGAAATTTTTGATTTTATGTTATCATAACAATCAATAGCTGAATCAACATTGTGATTTTTCTTACATAACGGACAAGACATATTGCCCCCTTAAAATGGAGACAAAAAATCCCATGTGACTTTTTTCTCGGTTTTTATACCTGTCAACTTGAAATACACATCTTTCAGATCAATAAATTCTGATAAAAATTGTTTGGTTTTCATTAAAAAGACCCCTTAAATCCAAACTCTTTGGCCATCTCCCAAGTAGATTTGTGTTTTAACGGGGAGTTAATTCGATAGTTCTTTCCTTGTGTAGTTAAGGCACCCTTATTATTAAGGTAGCCCTTACCAATAAGGATATTTACAATTTCATCATAATTTTTAATACCATACCTATTGGCCTCGGGGCGTCTTGCAGAGGAAATCAAACTACCAATAAGTTCAATAACAAATTTTTCTTCATTGGTCAAATCATCATTCGATGATCCTGATATAAATTTTGCGATGTTATCAGGATGAACATATAAAATTGCCGATTTGGGATAAGTGTGTACTACTAAAATGCCATTATTAGGACTTAATGTGGTTTTAAATCCCATATGTGATAAATATTCGCCCTTGTTTCGTGTAATTGATGGGTTGGGTTCTCCCCATCCAGACATTCTGCTGATATTACCGTCTTTGTAGAGATAAATATCCACTACATCAGCATCATGCCACTTGGGGCCAATATTGACATCGACACCAACTTGTACAGAAATATCTTTACGAATTCCATGCCCTTTAAGGATATTTTTTGTCCAATCAGGCAAGTCAACATTTTTTACGAACATCACATTCTCCCTTAAATATTCTCTCAGTTTCATATATTATATCATATCCTCCAAAAAAGACAACAATATTTATATATTATAAACCAAATTTATGTTGCCGTTGACTATTTCCATTATATATTCCCTACCAGTAAAAGGCAAACCATTTGCTGGATCTGTTGCTGTTCCCAAATCTATAAAATGTTGACCCATAGGAATCCAATCTCCCCATGCTACAGTACCCCCATAATAAGGCATATTTTCATCTTCTACAAATATAAGTCTAGCAACATCATTACTTGTCCAGGCGGGTAATGTTGGTACCGGGTGCATAATAAACTTTCCAACCATTTCGATGCCATGTGAACGCATATATATCTCCTAATATATAATCAACTTTGTTATTCTTATATAACTATTATTAATTTCTATTTGCATATCCCGATATATCTTAGAATAATTACTAAAATATCTTTTAAATTTTGTTAATACTTCAAGCCATTGGTCTTTTTTACTACTATTAAGATAAATCTCACAATCTCTATTATTATCATAATCAACTTTTATTTTACCAGAATAGTATTTGCCTCTACCAGCAATAACATAATCATCTATCGTATCAAGACCAAGTTCTATTAATACATCATAATGAGTCAAATTCGCATAAGCACTCCAAGTGTAAATATCATTTTGACTAGTAATGAGAAATCTTATATCATTACCACATTCTTTAATTTCTTTTGAAGATGGACATTTAAATACCTCAACATCTTCCGATCTAAAAACATAATCCTCGTTTATAAATTTCCATTTAGAATTGTCATAATATTTTTTTAAAAATCCTGGTAAATCATGAATATATTTATTAAACCTATTGATCCATTCAGCATCTAACCAAGATGTTTTAGCAACACCAGTCAAATTGGTTAAATATTCTGGTGATATCTTACCACCATCATATGAACCAAACCCTATAACTATATCATCTTTAACTAATCCAGCCCTGGTTTTAATTATTCCAAAAACACGGTTATGTAATACACCTACAGCAGACCAGACATAAATATCACCATTAACAATATCGGCCATAAATCTTATATCTTTACTTTTACCATCTTTTATAATTTGAGTAAATTCACTAGCATTTGGATTTTTATATATATGATATACACTATTATCTAATTTTGTATCTGATTTTATCAGTGTGACATAATCTTCACTTAAATATTGTAATAATTTCATTTTTTTTATTTTCTATTCTAAAACTTCTTTTTTTATATCATCATATGCATTTCTAGTAAAATATCTTTTTGTCCAACCCCCATCCTTATTTATACCATGATATTTAATAAATTTATTATCTATATCACCCATTATACCAACAAAGTCTATCTTATTTTCTCCACCTCTACCAAACCCCCATAATAGACATTTACCCCAAGGATATGAATCTTGTGGTATAAGTTTTTTACGTTCTAAAATATCTGCCACATAACTATGTAATACCATTTCACTCCAAATATAAAGTTTGTTATTTTTGGTATCAATAACAAATCTGACATCATAGTCTTTAATAATGCTTCTTATTTCTTTCATAGTAGGATTAACATATATGGGAAAATCACCATTCATAAATGGTAATTTTGCTTGTGTAACATATTCCTCCGAAACACCTTTATATTCTTTTACAATAAGAACTGGTATGTGAAACAACCCAAGTTCTTTGGCTATCATGGCCCGATGTCTACCTTCCTGTGAATTTATTCTATAATCAAGCATAGGTAAATACATCTTGGTATGGTTTTCTTTTATATCTTTCACAATCCTATATATTACTTCTTTATCTACATGTTGCATTTGTTGTGTATAAGAACTTTTATGTAATTCGGCGCACCGTTTCATATACTCTTCAGGTGTTAACTCTTCAATATAACCATACATTTTCTTATTTTTTTTGTAATATTCTGGATTATCCAACATGTTATCGTAGAATGGCATACCGGTTTTCTTATAAAAATATTGCCAGGGGTTCGTTAAGAACTCGTATAGTCTCATTTTACCTCTATTTTATACTTATTCTCGTATTCTTTAAATGTTTCGTATTGGTTTTTACTAATGATTAAACTACTACCAATATTAACATTATCTGGTAGTTCTTCTATTGGTGTATGAGATAAATGACAATTACCCTTTACTACTAAATTCTTACCTATTTTCTTAATTTTACTATTATATAAACTCAAATCACCATTAATAGTTATATTATCTGGGACTTCAGTTATATTACTAAAAGATAAATCCAAATCATCATTTATTACCATACTACTTACTAATTTGATATTAGTAATAATTTTACGTTCAAATCCAGTTATATCAACGTCACGTAGTCTCATACTTTTATTTATATTATTGGTTATATTATTGGCAAACCACTACTATTTAACCAATTCCAATTATCTTCCTTTTCTTGTATATCAGATAATATGCCCCACACATCATCATCAACCCTTTCTTTATCAAATTCATACGTCTCCACCAACCAATCTGTATTAAACAGATGTATAGACCAATATAAAGCGGAAACCAAATCATCATTCAAATTAATACAACCAAATTTACCACTTTGTTCACTATAATCTGATAATTGATCAATAGTTGTTTTATCTACTAATGTTAATGAGTAATCTTCTAAAAATTTTTTCATTAGCAATATGGCTTGTGGTTTTGTGGTTTTAGTAGCTCTAATGCCTAGTTCATTTATTTTAGAACCAGAATTGTACATATTCATATATTCAAAATCCCACCAAATACGATTTACTACAGCCGCACCTTCGGCGTTGTTTTCTATCATTACATAAGCCCTATTATAATACATAGCAGTTCTATAAACCATTTCGGAAAATTTGTAAACATCTATAGTGTTGTTATTATAAGTTGCTACTTGTTCTAGTCTAATAGGTTTAAAAGATGCTATTTTAAGAACTTGTATGGCCGAATAATTATTACCAGTACCTTTAGCAACATCAACACCAACTATATAAATATTTTCTTGGTTTGGCTTTTCATAAACATATAAATCATTATCTATTATAATAGGATTTTTATAATTAACAATTAAATTTCTGAGAACTGCCGAATCTATAACAGTAGATGTAGAACCAAGAAATTCACATTCTTGTTCCTGTTTCCAATCACTTAGGCTCATATTTTTAAGTTGTTCTTGTTTCCAATCTTCACTTCTACCAGGAACCCTTCTATAATCCATATGCATATGTTTAAATGTATTAAGACCTTGTTCTGATTCTCTATATATACGCCAAAATAAATTAAACATTCCTTTAGGTGTGGATATAATAATAATTTTAGATTCTTGTGAAGCAACTACGGTATGATAATTTGAAGTCCAGAACTCGTCCGCTACACTTGGTCTTAAATGGGCAAACTCATCAAGAATAAGTAGATTTATTGTTCTACCCCTAAAAGTATCTTTAGTGGTAGCAGAAGATTGTATCCTAGTGCCATTTTCTAGTTCTATGGATGTTTTGTTATATTCGACAATGCCCGGCTTAAGCCAATTAGGAATTTCTTCTAATGAAAGTTTAACTCTATATAAAAAATCTTTAGCAGAATTTGCTTTATTGCTTGCAATACCAACAAATTTATCACTATTAAAAATAGAATACCAAACTACAAATACTGATAATAATTGAGATTTACCACTTTGCCGAGGCCATTTAGCAATAATTCTATTAGAATCAAGTATATGACTAGATAGTTCTTCTTGGTAATCCCTTAGAACAAATTCTATTCTACCTAAATCTGGATGAACAATTTTCACATACTTACAGAAATAGAAAAAACTATCCGCACATTTGATGATTTCCTCTATCTGCCATGGTTCATATTCTATTTCTAAATTTGGTTTCTTTACATATTCTGAATAACTTACAGGCAAAATTATACCCCCATACTCATATATTTATAGAATATGGGGGTATAATTATTTTATTATTTTTTTGTCTCTTGTTATAAAGGGTTGGCAATAATAGTCATTAAGTCAAACGTGGGCCCTTCTATTGTCCATATTTTTTATGTTTTATGCGCCTTTTAAGTGACCATACCACCATTCCTGACCGTGCTCGCATCCACATTCATAGATATAAACATCACAATTATTCACATGTCCATAACAAAGAGGCGTGCTATAGTGTATATACTCATAATATGTGCTAAAATTATTATGTTCGCTAACCTTTTTCCAAAATTTTATGCCTGTTTCTTCTTTTTCTGTTTTTGCTGCCCAACTCTTTGTTTTTCGTAGATGATGGTTTTTTTGATGATATGCGTGTCCATACCACATGTCTTACAACGATTTATCCTAAACTTACTTTCCGGCGATAAAAAAACTTTACATGTTCCCATATCATTCCGTTGGCAACCCTCACATTCATAAATAACCATATTATCAAACATATTTATGCCCTATAGTAAGCAAAGTATTTGTTGGACTTATCAAAATAGGCAATTTCTTCTTTTTTGCCACCATTATAGGTATCAATATAAACGAACAGGGGGTTCGACACATCATTAGTAGATAAATGTTTGAGAATATAGTTATCTCTATTAATTACAACTATCATATTATTAGCCTTATTGCCTCATCATTAATGACTGTGTCCAGACTAACATTATTCCCCCACAGTCTTTTAATATGTTTCATTGTTTCCTCTGCATATCGTTTATCAAGTTCCAGGCTATTATAATGATGCCTTAACATTAAGACATCTTTTCCACTAAAAATAGATATTTTTGGAACAAATGAAAATGCATAGTTCATAGTGATCAATTGTTTTATTTCTTCCGATGTATGTTTCGTACGTCTATATTGAACTTCATCAATTGTATGATATTCCTCGTAAATATACAGATCAAGATCGTGGACAATCTTATTTGTCAAGAAGTCTTGTAGCAGATTCCAATCAGAATAAGATGTAATTATTTCTAAAATCTTATTCCAGCCTTTGCCTTCCTTTGTGTCCCAATTATCCCTTTCGGTTTGTGATTCACACCGCTCCCAATCACTCCCGTGTCTGCCCTTATTCCACCTGTCTTCTATGTCATGAAGGATACCACAGCCAACATAATAAGGATTCGGCATGAATGGATTATGATGCTTTACCAAAGAATTACTATAAATAAACTGTGAATATTCTTCATTATTTATAATATTAAGTTGGTATAATCTTTTGATGATTTTCTCATGGACAAACGTTGCAAACCCCTCTGAGAGTAATTTACATTTTATGTTAGCATAAAAATATCGGCCCAGCTCCCTATTAACTTCTAGAATATCACGCTGCCAACTATCTAATATTGGCGAGTTATCAATAATAAATCTAAGAATGTCCTCGGTTGGCTCGGGCGGAATAAGGTTTTTGAGCCTTATCCATAATTTTGAATTGTGCGACTCAATATCTTCTTTTATTTTTGAATCATTAGTAAAAAAACTACTAAATTCTGTGGTTTTAACCACGGACTCCTTTCTATATTGCTCATACATTCTTTTGCGTTTTTCATCGTCTGTTTCATTATCATGGGGCACTGAATGAAATTGTAGAGCAATTCCACCATCAATTATGGGCTCTACTTCATCTATACCATATTTCTTTTCGTAATTCTTGAACCTTTCCGACGCACTAGATAAATATCCAACAATATCATTATGTTGGTACTGATAGTACTTGCTATTAGTAAAATGGTGCACATGTCCCACTACGTGTGACATTACCAAAATATGAATACCTGTCGTATTAGCATTACTCAAAAATGCCCTTGGCGGAGTTGAATTTATGACAACCTCTAACGGTAAGCTGGGCATTATATTTTCATGTATGGTACGTAATTTATCATAATCCCTACCAAAAGTCCAATGACTAAAATTAGTAGGAATTATATAGGCCATTATTTCTAATAATTTTTTATCGTCAACTATGTCATAGTGAATATCAGGGTAACTAAGTCCCATCTCCTCTTTGGCTATCCTATTAATATGTTCTTCTATTTTTATAAGCCGGCTCAAATCTTTCTGTTTCATAAACCTCATCCAAAATAGCTCTGATTTTTAATAACTCGTACGAAATTTCATTACGATATTTTTCAACATCAATTTGTATTTTATCGCGAATTTCACCAGGAAACAACCTGAAAAATTTCTTCATTTCGGACAAATCATACATATTCAGGCTACTAAATATGTCAATCCAACATAATAGATATAGAAAACACTGTAGGGGTGTAAATCCATATGGGTTGTTCCGATAGACATATTTATAACATTTTCCTATAGCCTTTTTTAGAATGTTTGATACATTTTGCCTGGTTGTTCCTATCTTCTCGGATATTACATACGTGTTCATATTTTGCACCCTCATTTTTTTTATTATATCATAAAATTCCAAATGTCAACCTAATGGTTGCCAACGGTAATTTTTGTGTTATCATTTGACATAGACACCCAAAGGGGCACAATATGCAAGAAATTTGGACATTTAAGCACGAGCCGGACAGGCTCCAAGATTTTATCGCCACCCCAGAATTAAAAGAAAAATTATCCCTGGTTATAAAAGATTTGCCCAATATCATGCTTTTTGGTAGTCCCGGTATAGGCAAAGGCACCTTTGTTAATATTCTTCTAAAACAAACCAAACTAGATTATCTGAAGATAAATGCTTCAGACGAAAACAGTGTGGATGATATTAGAGAAAAGGTTAAAAATTTTGCAACTGCCCTGGGAAATACCAAAATTAAAATAGTCTATCTCAATGAGTGCGATCGTCTCACCTCTGCGGCCCAAGAAACACTTCGGCAGCTTATAGAGGATACACATAAAATAACCAGATATTTGCTAGTTGGTAACTATCTTAACAGAATAATTCCAGAACTTAAATCTAGATGTGAAGTTATTGAGTTTTCCAACCCACCAATCAAAGACATTGCGGTTCATTGTCTTAATATCCTTAAAAAAGAGAATATATCTAATGTAAACAAAGATGTATTGAAAACATTGGTTAAGAAATGTTATCCAGATATACGCAAAACCATAAACACACTAAAACTAAGTATCAAAAACAATGCTCTAACATCTATAACACTAACAACATATGAAAAAAGGTATCAGGATATTCTCAAATCAGTTTTAAATGGTGATATAGATGCCATTAGAAAAATATTGAGAACATATCAACTATCTTATAACGAAATATATGAATATCTCTACGAAAATCTTCCCCCAAAGTCATTATCACCAGGAGATAGTATTATAGAAATATCAGAATCATTATATCGCGATTATTTTTGTGCTAATAAAGAGATCAATTTTATTGGTATGGTGATGAGAATGTATAAAAATGGAGTAATATAATGAGCAACAATTTTTTTAATTATCTAAAGGCTTTGTATTCTAAAGTGGATGTGATGTATGATGATAAAGAATTTCCACCATATCTTATGTTATTGTGGGTATCACATGATACCAATAATTTTGCAAAAGTAGAATTAATTAATAAATATTTATTTCATACCAAACCAAAACATATATGGAATTATCTAAGATATGTATTACCCAAAGGGTACAAATTTTTAAAATACATTAAAAAAGATGTTATTGATAATCAGGAATCTGCTATTAATAGTCTTCGGGAAAAATATCAAATTTCTAAATATGAGGCTAAAAAATATTTATAATTTTTTTTTCTTGGGATGGTTCTTTTTTGTCCACTATCTAGTTATTAAATAACATTCGCTTTCGCTTCTTAATATTTATTATATCATATTTTTTTAAAAAAGGCAACCATCGACATAAAAAAAAATAAAAATTTATGAAAAAAAGTAGTACAAATATACCCACAGCCAATTCTAGTTTGAAAGAATTGCTGTTGATTGGGAAATAATAAAAAAGGAGAAAGATAATATGTTAAAATTAAACCTTCAAAATTTTAAAACCCTTATTAAAAAAGGCACTGTAAATTACACCATTGACAACGTGAAATTAACACTATCGCCGGATTTTGCCACGACTTCTATGAGGGGCGGCAACCTTATATCCATAGTTAATGTTCCCAACAGTATAATAACAGGATTAAAGGACGAAATTGATCTGTGTTTTGTCAATCCGTTGGTGGCTGTTCTGCCATATCTGGATGTGTTTACTAGCAATGAGGTGGATGTTAAGGTTGAAACCGGCCATCTGGAAATTGTTGAGTCGCCATACACCGCAAAATTAATTTTGCGTAGTGAGCACGTGATAACATCCTTCGATTCTGATAGAAAACGCAATTTCGATTATTTTTCTTTTATTAACATGAATGAAAATTTGGTGGAATTTGTTGATAGAACAAAAAGGGTGAGTGCGCAATCTGGTAAAATTTACTTTGGTACCAGGGGGGGATATCTATATATACGTGTTGGCAGTGACCAGGACGAACTTAACAGTGAAATCATGTTAAATCTGGTTGAATGTAATTTTAAGGATATTGAATTGAAATTTGATTTTAAGGTTTTTATGAATTTATTTTCCATTTTGGATAATAATTTTAGGATATCTTTTGGTTATGTTGATGATCAAGAAATCGGACTAATATATACCGAAAAGTCTGACGGCTCCGAAATGTATTATATGATGAGTCGGATGTGAAAAAAATAGTTTGTTGACTTTTAATCTTGGCATGATATACTAAGGAAAAACCGAAAAGGGAGAAATTATGTGGTTTGATGATGCGGACGTGGTTGGTGATGGCGGGCCCGTTGCTGTTGTTAATGGTGCCACTATTCCACTAACAGTGGGGGATGGTTTTATTGAAACGGCTATTGGGCTGGCCAACCAGGCCGGCTATAGCAAGTTTAGGGTCTTTTTGGGTAGCAACGAGATCGTCGATCAGGAAGACGCGCCGGAAACCATACGCGAAAATATGAAAATTCGTATATTCGCTTATGATACACCCGCGTCTTCGTAAACTACTCAATTGGGCATGTCTGACCAACAATCGGCCAGACATGCCCACATATTTCAACCAACGAAAGGACAAAATTAATGGGTTTATCGGATGAAAGTATTGACCAAATTGTTCGCATGGCAGAAATAGCCAGGAGTAATGTTAATACCCGGAAATCTGGAAAAAACATTGATTTTGAAACAGATAACTTTATACTTAAAGTAGGTGGTAAATGTTTTAAGTTGGTGGCTGTTTCTGGGTCCCCATCTTTGGAAGACCAAATAAGAGAGGAATATGAAAAAATTTATGATGAAAAGATAGAGTCTGAGAAAAGGATGATATATGATGAAATAGCAATGTTCAAAGAATTTGCTATTCAGACTATTAAGAACTACGACGAAATGACCAAAGAGCTTAACAAAAAATATAATAGTTGTGCTCTTATGCCGGATATAGATTTTTCGATGGCGAAAAGGGGCCTATCAATTTATAAGGGCCGCGACGGCAACATTGTTTGGTTGTATATAACAATATATAGCCCCGATACATTATTGTGCAGATCTAGTTCTATAAGAAAAGAAATTCCTACCACAATAAGGAAAAAAATATCCACACCAATAATAATTAGTATAGAAACAAGGGAATCAAGTGTTTTGAGCATCACAACAAAAACACTTACATTGGATTCTTTTAATCATTATCATAAAACTGGTATGTATGACTGTTGGGGTACTTTTCATTATCAGGATGTCATTATTAACACCCCGGAGGATGTGTTAAATGTAGCACTGACGGCGTCTAGAGTGCTTGGAACTATAAACGAGCGTTCTCTGGGCAACACATCACCCCGGGGATTACCTAGATTTAGCAGCCTAAAAAGAAAAGTATTATCATACACCGCGCCAACTACAAGTGCACAACGCAACCAAAATCAAAATAGCCGCGAAATAGCGGAAAGTGCCTTATTAAACCAAACACTGGGAGGATGGCACACATGATAATTTATGACAGGCAAAAGAATATCGGACTAAAAACCGATATGTGTGTAGTTGTAGTTGGCTGTGGTGGTGTTGGATATTGGGTATCTAAATTTTTGGCGATGTCCGGTGTAAGGGAAATAACATTGTTTGACCATGACACGATTGAGGCCAGCAACCTTAATCGGCTTGATTTACCAATTTCTATGATAGGCAAAAATAAAGCACATTTGGTGAAAAAGATATTGGAAAATCTACGGACAGATGTAAATGTTAATGCCATACCATTTAGGTTTAATGGTGATGTGGTTATTAATAAGCCAGATGTGGTTTTCGATTGTACTGATAAAATCGAATCACAAAAGCAAATTGAAAAGTGGTGCAAAGAAAAGAATATTAAATATATGAGTCCGGGTTATGATGGGACGCATGTTACTCTATCATATAGGGTAGCAAGTTGGGGCGAAACCGATGGTGGTTATAGAATAACTCCTAGCTGGGTTGTGCCAGCAGTGGTTATTGCGGCCATGACTGTTGGTGCGGCCTTAAAATATCACAACAAAGAAATTTCGTGTGATTTAGAATATATGTATAGGATGGTCTAATTATGTGGGAAAATGATAAACAAAAATATGTGTGTGTTTGTGGGCTGGCAAAAAAAGAGATTCTCTATCTTGACTTTAGAGTGGACGCCAAACTCAATGCCTTATTAAATGAATATAAAAATCTGGAGTGGTATGCGTTTTTAATAGGAGATTGCAATTTTATATCCGATATTCTTCTTGTTGAACAAGAAGTTAGCTCCTGCAGTGTACATAATATATTTCCAGATGCCAATATCAAGACTTATGGTGTAGTTCATTCTCATCATGGTCTTGGTATTCATGATTTTTCCATTAATGACAAAGAAACGCTAAACAAAAACCATGAGATTTCTATATTGGTTTGGCATGGCGGACGAAAAGCAGTAAAACGCGTTAAACTTTCATGTGGTGCATATACCCATGTAGATTTGGACATTGAAATTGTATATCCTCATGTTGACACGACACAGTTTATAGAGGATGCAAAATCTAAGATCAAGATTAGGAGATATGAAAACACCCCCGAAGACCATGATTTTGGGAAATCGGAAGACGACGATGATTATGATTATTTTTTTGATGAGCGTTCAAATGACGAGATAGAAAAACAATTCATTCGGATTGAGAAGTCTTTTTTGAGAAGTTTAAATAAATAGGGGGGCGTATCATATGGGACAAACAGACAAAGTTGTAACTAAATTAAAAGAGTGTGCTGATTTGTTTGAAAATAAGAATGCTGAACATGGTTCTGCATATTTATTGGTTGGGGAAGTACTAGAAAAAATTATACCAGATGGTGTAAAACTAGAAACTAGTGATGATTTTACTATATTCTTAATGTTTGCTATATCGGTTATGAAAAAAATACGCGCCGCAAATGCCATTTATGGTGATGTTGTGCCGTTTTTTGATAGTGCTACGGACTCGTTGGTTGATGATGCCATATATACTATCATGGCCGCCTGTGAACTAGAAAATAAGGGCCAATGTGCACTTAAAATAAAATAATAGATGGTTGCCTTTTTAAAAGATATGATATTATGAAAACATGGGTGATGGGAAAGTCTGATACTTCGTAATATTGAAACCAACCCAAAACTTTACCAAGAGTGGGGTTAAAAAAAAACAGACTTTGGTTAATTTTCCCAGTTGCTTTCTAAAAAATATGACATTGTGAAAATATGGATGATGTTGGAGTCTGATACTTCGTATTTAATTACCGACATATTATATCAGACTAAAAGTTTGTTTCTCCATATTATTCTTTTTTCTTTGTTTGAATTCGGGTGTTGTAAATGTTGGATACTTCGCAGACTCATAATCTAATAATAGAAACTGTTCCAACATTAATTTCTTACCCCTTTAGGAGATAAAAAAAATGTCAAGATTTTCTACAAAACAAGATGAGCATGTAAATTATGAGGACGAGCAAGCTTATAAATTGGATAATAATCTTGCCCTGTATAGTTTTGTCTGTAATAGTGTATTACAGCCACAATTTTATCGTCCCGATACAGAAAATCAGCTTAACGAGTTGAGAAACCTGATTAGAAATTGTAATCTGGTTTTTGTAGCAAAGTTGGCTGTATATGCTAGAGAAAAGATGTTTCTTAGAACGATCCCTCTTGTTCTACTAGTAGAACTTGCTAGACTTTATAGTCATGGTCAAACGCTAAAAAAAGCGGTGGCCAGAACTGTTTCTAGGCCGGATGAAATGGCTGAATTGCTTGGCTATTATGCCAAAGCCAACAATAGGAACAATTTAAAGGGTCTATCCAAGCAATTAGTTAAGGGATTAAAAGTTGCGGCAAATAAGTTTGACGAATATCAGTATGCTAAGTGGGATAAGAGCAATAGGGAAATCTCACTTAGTGATGTAATCCGTTTGGTCAGACCAACACCAAAGGATAACAAACAAAGTGAAATATTTAAAAAACTTATTAAGAATGAATTGGAAATTCCTTATACTTGGGAAACAGAGATGGCCGAAGCTGGTCGAAATAACAATAAAACTATTCTTGAAATGGTTTATAAGGAATATGCCGGCCAAATTCCTGATGGATATGCATCACTTAATAAACTTCTATACACTTTGAAAGCTTTGGTAAAAAACAAAAAAGTTGAAAATGGTTTATATGAGAAATTGACCGAAAAGGTTAATAAGCTTAAAAACAGCTTTAAAAAAGCTGTTTGGGAAGAACTTATTGAATCTGGTAAGCTTGGTTATCAGGCCATATTAATGAACTTGAGAAATATGCTTGAATGTGATATTTCTATGGAGCATATTGAAATAGTTTGTAATAGATTGACTAATCCAAAGTCAGTTGCAACTTCTAAGATGTTTCCATTTAGATATTTGTCTGCTTTTAGATTTGTTACACAAAAAAAATCAATCATCAATTCGGAAAAGTTGTTTCTCATAACTGAAGCGTTAGAGAAAGCAACACTATTATCTGCTGGCAATTTAAGTCTGTTTGCCGAAAATGATAATGTTCTTATTGCTTCCGATGTATCTAGTTCTATGTGGGGCAAAATTTCTGGTAGAGGTGTTATAGCTAGATATGACATAGGTTTATTGTTATCCATCTTGTTAAAACATAAAACATCTGCCAATGTTACCAACGGTATTTTTGGCAATATTTGGAAGGTAAAAGAATTTACTTCTGTTAGACCATTAAAAATGGTAGATGATTTATATGATATTGAAGGCGAAGTGGGTTATTCGACCTATGGGTGGAAAGTAATTGATTGGTGCATTAACAATGATAAGAAATTTGATTGGGTGGTGTTTTTTACCGACATGCAAATGTACGGTAATGATATGAACAATTTGTGGAAAATATATAAAGAAAGGTGCCCAAATGCCAAATTGTTAATGTTTGATTTGGCTGGATATGGTGATATGCCACTATCTATGGAAAATGATGATGTATATTTAGTATCCGGGTGGTCAAATGAGATTTTTAATGTGTTGAAGAATTTACAAGATGGTAAAAGTGCTCTAGCAAATATAGAAGCAATCGAATTGTAAATGCGGTTGTAACTTAAAGTAATAGATATCCAATCTGGAAATCCAGGTCGAAACAGGCGGCCGCTCCAAATTAAAGCCAGAAATTAATTTCTGGCTTTTTTATAATAAATATATAATGAAATATATAGGAAGCAAAAGGAAATTTGCCAAAGAAATATTATCTATTATATTACATCGTAGAAAACCGAATCAGTGGTATGTAGAACCATTTGTAGGGGGTTTTAATGTGATAGGTAATGTAAAAGGTAATAGAATTGCCAACGACGTTGATTACTATTTAATAGAATTATTTAAAGCAATACAAGGTGGTTGGATACCACCAGATAATATTAGTGAACATGAATATAATGAAATAAAAAACAATAAAGACAAGTATCCATCATATTTAGTTGGTTTTGTTGGGTTTGGATGTTCTTTTGGTAGTAAATGGTTTGATACCTATGCTAGAAGTTTTAATAGTAATGGCAAATCAAGAAATTATGCAGGTGAAGTTAAACGAGATTTACTTAAACAGGCCAGAAATATACAAAATGTTATAATTCATAACAGAAATTATTGGGAAATTGACATACCACCAAATAGTATTATATATTGTGATCCACCATATGCCGATGTTTTAGGATATAATATTGGCAACTTTGATCATAATTTATTCTGGGATTGGTGTAGAAAAAAGATAAAAGAAGGACACTCTGTTTTTGTAAGTGAATATAAAGCACCAGATGATTTTATTTCTATATGGCAAAAAGAAACGAAAATATTAATATATAGTAAAAGAGGAACAAATTATAAAAAAGCAATAGAAAAGTTGTTTGTTTATAAGGATGTAAAGATAGTAACCGATATTATGTTACTGTTTACTTAGAGGAGAGTACCATGAAGGACAATTTTGAATTAATATTGGATTTTGTATTAGAACATGAAGGTGGTTTAGTGGACGACCCAGTTGACCCAGGTGGTATAACAAATTTGGGTATTTCATTTAGATTACTCCAAGATTTGCCCGAACATTTAGCGGATATCACTAAAGATGGTATTATTGATGAACAAGATATTGTAAATATAACTATAGAGTCGGCGGCCGGCATCTATAAAGAAATATTTTGGAACAAATGCAAATGTGATGAGTTGCCAGACAATATTGATTGCGTTGTATTTGATAGTGCTGTAAACATGGGTTGTAGTGCAGCCATAAAATTATTGCAAAAAACCCTTAATAAGATGGGTTATGATGTAGAAGTTGATGGTGGTCTTGGCCCGGTCACATTAAATTTAATACAATCAGTAGATAGTGATGTGGCCGCACGTCATTATCTTGATTTGAGACTAGAATTTTATAATAGTTTGGTAAATAAAAAACCAGCCTTTAAGAAATATATTAAAGGATGGACTAAAAGGGTCAATGAATTGTCAAATTTCATAGGAGTATGATATGGATAAACTTGTCTATGATACCGAAGGATATATGCTAAGAAGGCCCAATCCTCCGGAAAAATTATACATTCCATCGTATTATACTAATATGAAAGAAAATGCTAAAGCCAAGGAAGCACTGCATTATGATTCAATAGCTGCATATAATACAGCATTGCTATATAAATTAACTTGTGATATAAAATATAAACACAAATCAAAAGAATTTTTATTGGCTTGGTCCGATACACTTAAGAAAGTTACTGGTTCTGATAGATGCAGTGATAGTTATTTGGTCTTTGTTTTTAAAGGACAGAAATTTCTTCATGCATATGATTTTTTAACTAATAGACAATGGTCAACAATATCATATAAATTTCTTAGCTGGATATATGATGTGTATTTGCCATCATGTTCCAAAATTAGTGACAGGCTTAATAATTTGGGAACCTGGGGTCTATATGGTTGTATTTTATCATATCATATATCAAAAGATAAAAATATGGTATATGAATATCTTGATAGTTTTGTAAAACATGTTGGCCGTTCTGTAATGGATAATGAGTTTTGGCCCGAAAACTTTAGAAATAATTCTGGTTTGCAGTATTGGTGTTTTAATCTCATGCCAATAATTGGTGTAATATCTCTAATTGAAAGACACTATTTTAATTCAGTAGAAACAGAAAAATTCTATAAATTAATATCAGATGTAGTAGATAAATTCTATTCATATTTAGTACACCCAGAATGTTGGACATATAAAAAATCCGATAATAAAATATTAAGATATATAACTCAGTTATTGTATCCATCTGCTGATTACTTTATAGTCCCACTTAAAGAATCAGCAGTTATATTTGAGGTATTGAGTAAGTATTTTAAGACTGATAGATGGGATAATATTACAAAAAAATATTTGCCTATTACAGAAAGCAAAATATTTGCGTATAGCACTTGTATGCTGAAGAATAATATACTATGAACGAAATCAAATATATAATCGATAAGATATATGATAGTTGCGAGGATTTTCTTCATTTGGTTAAACCATTTAAAGGAATATTTTTGCATGGTTCACAAAAGCATGAAATAATAGATTCGCCATTTTTGTATAAAAAAAATGTGAAAAAAAATGCGGAAACTAACATGGTCATGACACTAAAACGTGCAGAGAAGCTTAACGACTATCTTGTAAAACATGGACATTGTAAGAGAGACAGTTCAATATTTGGTACATCAGAACCAACATATGCAAGTTATTTTGGTAAAATGTTTTATCTTTTACCAATAGGTGATTTTAAATATACTTTCTGTAAAGCTAGTGACTTTAATTTTTATTGGACATATGATAAAGACTTTAGAGACAGTGCGCATGATATAATTAATGGTGTTGTTACACATAAGTTACTAAAAAACTTTTTTGTTAGTAATAAAGATATTGATGTTGCGCATGAAAGAGGTTATGAAATATGGTTTGATTGTAAAGAATGTTATTTGGTAAATGAAAGTGCAATAAAAAAAGAATATTTCAGTGAGTTATTATATGGAAAATAGAGAGATTTTGCTTGAATGTCCAAAATGTGATGAAGCAACGTTATCATGGACTAATGATTTGGATAGTATTGATAATAAACATCTTACTATAGTTGTTGTTTGTGGTAATTGTGGGTATCGTTATTTGGAAAAATATGTGTTTGTTCGCAATATTAAGTTGGATAGTTATGATAACTAAATATAGTGAAGATTGTATATGTAATAGGTTGTGGAGAAAAATAAGTAAATGGTCTTATTTTGCTTATTTTACATTTTTTAGTATTATGATGTGTTTTTTTATTTTTACTTACAATACCAGGAGTACCATTTGTGTTACTAAAAGATAGATGGTATGAAATGTGGGATAAGGTGGATTTAGAATGAAAATTTTAGTTACTGGATGCAATGGTTATATTGGTAATGCTATAACCCAAAGGTTGCTCTTTAAAGGTTATTATGTTATTGGTATAGACAATGATATAAAAATTAACAACTGGGCAAATAGTATTGGTGTCGAATCTGCTATGCCTATTTTTTCTATGGATGATAAGTTTTCTATTTTTAATAAAGTGGGCAGATTTGAATTTCATTGCCTTGATATAGTTAAAGATATTAGAGAAATTGAACACATCTTTAAATATAATAATATAGACACTATAATAAATCTTGCTCAGCAGCCATCTGCACTATTTTCTCAGATTGGTTTACACTGTGCTACTACTACTATAGTTAATAATACTATTGGCACACTTAATTTATTGTGGCTTATGAAAGACTGGTGTCCGGGCGCACATTTTATTGAAATAGAAAGTATGGGAACTATTCAACCAGATATAAATGTAAATATTCCAGAAGGAAATTTTATATTCGATTTTGATGGTAAAAGGTCTTTGCCATCCTTGTTCCCTAGAAGGCCGGCATCTTTTTATCATTCATCAAAGGTAAATACAACTTATATAGCAGATGCAGTACATAGATGGTGGGGTATGAAAATAACATCTATTAATCAGGGGGTTGTTTATGGTTGTTATACTCCCGAAATAGAAGAGACAAAAATATATTCACCATTTTGGTATGACAGATTCTTTGGTACTGTAGTTAATAGATTTGTTGTTCAGGCGTTATGTAAAAAACCCCTAACAGTTTATGGCAAGGGTAAACATAAAAGAGGATTTTTGTCCCTTAATGATTCTGTTCAGTGTTTAGAACTTTTTGTTGATAATTCACCAGAACAACCGGAATTTAGAAACCCCAATCAGCTTGATGAAAGATTATCTATAAATGATGTGGCAGATAAAATTCTGGATGTAATTCCCGGAACAAAAAAGCATGTTGATAGTTATCGTATAGAGAATACTGAAGATTTTTATTATAATCCTATATCTGATATAATAGAAAATTTGGGTTATAAAAGAACCAGGGATATCGAAACGGAAGTTCTATATATGGCTAATTTTCTTAAAGATATCAAATTTAAAAATCATTATTTGGAACTTTTTTGGTGATAGTTTGTTGTCTTTTGCGAGTTAATTTGTTATAATGAAGAAAAAAGGGGGGATTATGTTTATTCCTGTTCCTGATGAAGATGATGATGGCTGGTAGTCGCAATCGCCCGGAGGGCTCTAATGAAGACTGCAAAGTCTAAAGTAAAATGAAGAAAAAGGGGAGATTTGGTTTATGATTACAATTTGGGCCGAAAAGGTTGTGCACAATCGTTGACTGACAAAATGTTGGCGGATTTTGGACATTAATGCTTTACATCTGGATAATTTACCCATCGAATATATTGATGGCGAACCCAGATGTTATATTAAAGAATGTTCTGACAACGATAAATCTCTTGTTGTAATTGGTGATGAATTACATCAGGGGGTTTGCATAGGCTTTTTGTATTCCGCCGAAAAGACGGGGTTTTCACAAAATGGCATATCTCAAGGCGAGGAATAACCAAGTTGAGATAGATTACTATGGTTACTAAAAAGATTATTGCCAAGAATGGCAATAGGTGCCGCCGTATTTTGGAGATTTCGGGGTTTATCATCATGATAAATTGCCTCGAGAATATCTATAAAACTATCCAAAATGTTATATAGCACGTAGTAATAAAATACTATATGACTCGCCACCATATCCACAATATGAATATACTGATGCTTTTTTATTTCCTGGGATAAACACACTAGCCAACTCCCATAGCTGGCGTTGGATTTTTTCAAAAGTTAGAATTGTATTGGCAAGTTGGCCGAGTTTGGTTTAAGGCGACAGTCTTGAAAACTGTAGGCGGTAAAACGTCCGTGGGTTCAAATCCTACACTTGCCACCATGAAGTAAATAAAAATGAAAATAAAGGCAAATATATTAATAACATTTAATAAAGATAAGTTTTACGAAAAGCTTGATAGTGTTTCAGATTTTGAAAGACATGAGATATGTTTGAAAAATATGAAAGATGTTACGATAGAAATTGGTGTTGATACAGAAAAACAAGAATATTTTGATGTAAGACTTTTAGGGGATGATATTGCTAGAGTATTATTAGAAATTGCTGACATAGAAGTCTCTAGTATTTATATAAATAAAGATATATAGACATTGGGGGGTTTCTATGGATATTCTTGGTAAAATAACTACATTATTAGAAAAGATAGGATGGGACGCAAAACCTAAAGGTTGGGATTTGCGTTCTATGAGAAAATATGCTAAAACATTAACAGATAAAGATCCAACTGAACATGGTTGGTTTTCAACATGTGTTGAAAACCTGAAAAACGAGTTTGATGAACCAGAAAAAATGTGCGCTTCTTTACGTGATTCTCTTTTAAAGACTACTGAATGGCGTGGTAAAGGAAAGAATATAAAGAAAGTGGTAAAAGAAAGTGCTTTTGATGATGCTATTAAATCAATCGAAAGAATGGCGGGGCCGCCAAGAATTTCTGGCAGTAAAGAATTGTATAAAAAAGACGTAAAAAAACACGATGTTGTGAACAATTACAAAAAAGTTGAAGATACAAGAATTAGAGTACAGGAAAAATTGAGATATGACAAACTTTCCAATTTGGTAAAGAGGTTGTCATATCCTGGGCCAGTACAATATCACAAAAAAACTTGTCTGTTGGAACTTATTGGTAAACAATGGCCAAATAATGATGATTTGATATGGTTTTGTGATTATCCTTATGGGGCATATTTTGGTGGTAAAGTGGATAATTATGAAGGTGGAAAAAAAATAGTTACAATTTATACCGACTAATTGGAGAAAAGATGGAAAAATATGTAAAGTACATTTCAGATTCGAATGTGAATGTGGTAAATTTACCACAAGACTTGGATAAACTATTTAATTTTGTTGGACATAAAGTCTATATTACTACTATAAGAGATTCCAAATATGTTGGAATCTTGGGGAAGATCAATAAGAAGAAAATGAAATTTTTTCTGTCGGAATTATGTATCCTCAATAAAGATTTTTCTGGGGGAATTTGTAGTGGTAATGCTGATTATAACAAAAGGTGGTTTAATATAAGCAGTATAGTTAAAGTAGAAATAAAGGGATAATGTTATATGTCTAAAATTTTTTTAAAAAATATGGTGGAAAATAATTATAGCATCATTGTGTTTGGTGTTTTTATCTAGAAACAATGATATAAATACAACTTTGGTGTTATTTTTTTGTTGACAATCAAATGACCCCCAAACTAGTAATACACCACCCTAGCTTCTCACAGGATAAAATTTTGAGGCAACACTAATTATTCTGTTTGGACCAACAGTAATATCTAATGTCCAGAAACCCATGGCTGCGGAAATCTTGCGGCCCCTCATAAATGGGGTTTGGTGTTGTGTAGTTCCTCCTTGAAAAGCAACTACCCCCCTATAATAAAGCATTTCTGCTTTATGGTAATGACCTATTAGTAAAACATCCGGTTTTGTACCAGATGGCAATTCAGCAATATATTTTTGAACTTTGTATGAGTAAGCATATGCAGTGCCATCTTCTGGATGAGTAAGTCTAATGGTAGCCTTGTATTTACCTTCGCCAACAACAATGTTGGCTTCTTGATAACCAAGATAGACCATATCAGGTCTTTTAGATTGTATTTTTTGTCCTATATCACTACCGGTGAGTTTCCAAAATGACCTATCGTGATTCCCAGTAATAAAATATGTGATAATTCCATTTATTTTGGGATATTTTTCTGATACTAAATTTATCTGTGCATCTTCACCATTGGTAGATAATTCAAATTCATGTCCTTTGTAAACTTTGATACCATCACACATGTCTCCTGAGTGTAATACCTTGGTTATACCTTCCGATTCGAATATTTTATATGCTGTTTCTAATAATGAAATGTCGGCAAATAAACTACCGATGTGTGTATCAGTTATATAACCAAATCTATGTGTTCTCCCATCTAATTGCAACTGGGTTGTCTGTAGATGTCTGGACAATTCTTCTACTTGTTTGGTTAATCTTAATATCTCATTGTTTTGTTGTGGTGTAATGGGTTTTAATACTTTCTCCAAACATTCCTGCCAACTACCAAATTTTCTACATAATGCCCTTCTTGATGGTTTTCCTGGTATGTTGAGATCGTCGTATTGGCTGGATTTTATAATACCATAATCTTTGACTATTCTAGCAAATTTTTCTATCATATTCACCTCGGTTTACATTTTTTCTTTATATTATATAATACTATATGAGAATGTAAACTATAAATAGTAGTATGAACAGTAAAAATAAAGGTTCAAAATTTGAAAGGGATTTTGCCAAGTATTTGACTAAATGGTTTAGTGGTCAAGATAAAGATTTGTATTTTTGGCGAACACCTAGTAGTGGCGCATTACATACCATTACACAATTTAACCAGAATATATCTGGTGATATTGTAGCACTTAAACCAGAAGCAGCTTGGGTAACAGACAATATAAATTTTGAACTTAAACATGGTTATCCTAAATTAGATTTTTATGGTCTACTATCAATAAAAAATCATAAAATAGAAAGTTTTTGGAAACAGTGTTGCAAATCTGCTGGTGATAAAATTCCTATATTAATTATTAGAAGGAACAATTCCAAGATAATACTAGGAACTATTATAAATATAGTAAATATGTTGCCACGTATTAAAATAGATCTTGATGAATTATCAAGTTGTATATTTTATGATTGTGATATGTTTTTTAACAATATAAAATCAAAGGATTTGAGGGAGATATTATGTCAATATACAAAAAAATAAATAAGTACATTTCTAAAAAACCCATTGGTAAAATTGGGGATATTGTTTTGGTTTCTCATTTACAGGATAACAATTTGCAATTTATCTCTGATTCTCAAGATGTGGCAAGTATAAAAGACCATATTGGACGTAAAGCAAGAGATTTCAATGCTTTTTTTGTAAAAGTTGGTGATGGTGATTATGATGAAGTTTGGGGTATTGAGGAAACTGTACCAAAACTCCATTATAGTGCAACAAGAATATTTTAAATATTATAGTAAAAAATACAAAATAGAGGGGATAAAAAAACAATGTTATTAGATAGAATAAATCTTTATCTTACAGAAAGACGTAAGACAACTAAAGTTGAAATGACTAGAAGGAAACGTGAACTTAAAATTGCTAAAACCAAAGATGCTGGTGAGGAGCTTTATGCAGATTTTACCAAATTTTTAGCAACTTATCTTAATGCTTTAGATACAGATGAATTAATTGATTATAAAATAATGAATAGAGTAAAGGCCGAAGAACTAGTAACTAATATGGCTAGTGCTCATGAAGAAGTACAAGCATTACTTGATAAGTTGCATATAGATTCAGAAAAATTTGTTAGAAGATTCTGGACTAAAATGGATATGAAGGTTGTTATTCAGGATACTGTTGATATGCTGCTTAAGGGCGCAAAACAAGCCGAAGAAATAACCGAATCAGTTAATGTAAAATCATCTAAATCACAATATGATAAATTAAAACGTGATATATGTAGTTATTATAGGTCTAAGGGAAAAGATGTTGATAATTGTGACGAAGTGGTACTTGATGAAGTATTAGATGGTTTCGATTCCTGGGATGATGTTGAAGATGATATGAATTTAAGTAGCAATAGATTTACTGTAAGAGGATATGAGATTAAGAAAGGGGTGTTAAAATATATAATAGATACATTTAAGGGTACAGAATTAGACCCATTTAATTATTAAGATGTCTGGCCAGATAAAAATAACCGCAAATGAATTTCCTGATATAGTTGCTTGCTATTTATTAGAATGTATGCAATTAAGGAACGAGATTCCTCTAGACAACGAATTATTTGATCAATTGCTTAATAAAATGTATCGTTCTGGTATAAGGGCTAATTTACTCTGGATGTATATGAATATGGATGGCAATTATAGAGTAAAGTATAAACTTATAAGGGATGCATTATTCAATGAAGGCAACGAAAGTTCATTAATAAGGGTATTGCCAGATGAGACTAAATAATTATTTAAGTGAAGCTGTTATAAAGATAGATGTAACCGAAGTCAGAAAGAGACTAGATAATATTATTAATATAATAGCTTCACAAAATTATGATGATTCGGCAAAAATTGTAAAACAACTTAATAGGGTTTTTAAAGCATATAATATAACATTTGATGTAGTATCGGGTGATTTAATTGATGGTGGCACAAATGCAGATACATTAAATATTTATGTAGATATTGGTGAGGATATACTTTTTGATGTGGTAAATGATCCTATAAGAATTAAAGAACGTATTATTGGCGTCATTAAACACGAACTTGTACATAGGGAACAACTTACGAGATCAAAATCAAAAACCTTTTTTGATAAACCATTTGTTGTTAGTAGAGATACAATCGGGAAATATCTTGCTGATAAACACGAATCAATGGCATTTGCTGGCCAAACAGTAGATGCTCTTAGAGGAAAAGGATATTCTGATGGTGATATAATAGATATGTTGAAGAACATAACCAAGTGGAAAGATAGGTTGGATAATGACGATAGTGGTTATCTTTCAACTTATATAGAAATATTTGGTAAAAATGATTCTACAGTACGTAGGTTTAAAAAATACATATTACAATATTTGGGAGATAAATAAATGGATTTTTTTAGCAGATAATAAGGTTAAGGTAAGATTTGAGAGATTAATTAATAGTATAAAGAATCATACTATTAGTAGTTTGGATGATTATTTTAATGGAAAGACCAATAGGGCTCGTGCTGAAAATTTTATAGTTAATGATTTTAAAACATTGGTCACAGACTTTATTAATTTTGTAGAAAGAAATTCCAATCGTGATATAGAACCATTACTAGAATTTCCAAGTGGTATAAAACATTTAAAGTCAACATTACCAAAAAGTAAAATAAACAAATACTTAAAGTAGGAAAAATGGAAGATAGAAATGTAGATGTAGTGGGCGGTAGTCAAGAAGAAATTTTTCAAACAGATGTAGAAAATGTTTGTGCAGATGGCTATATTCAACAAGGTACTAACAAATTTCCTAAATTTAAAGTAACCAGAGATGAGTTTTGGCAAAACCAAATGGATGGCAGAAAACGTCTACGGTTTAGAAGTGGTACACCAGCGCAGCAATATCTCTCTGGTACCAAATATCGAATTCCTTTTTATATATCCTACCAGGAAGAAGATGGCAAAATTTATACTAGAAAGGTAAAATAGTTTTGTTGACAATCCAGAATAAATATGTTATAATTATGAATCGTAGAACAAAATACTACGAAACCCCTTTTGATATTTCAGAAGGTGATTTTTAAAATTTACTTCTTGTAATTCGGGAATCTGGTAAAAGGCCGCAAGAAGTAAATAAAAAACACCTTGAAGCATTTCCCACCAGAATAAATATGTTATAATCTAGAAAAACCGCGAGGAAAATATAAAAGAAATGAGGAATGACCTGAATTTTAGACCAATTTATATTGAAGCTACGAGTATTGAAGATTCGTGGAAACAATTTATTTATAACTGTTTAAATTTTGGCTCTGAGTATATTATAGAATTAGGTTCAAGGGCCGGGCAGTATAGGAAAACTCTTGATACTGCTATAGGATATATTCGTTACCCTGAAACTAGGCCATTATCTCCTCTTGCCAAAGAAGGGCAAGTATTGCCAACTAATGAAGAAGACGTTGAAAAATACTTCAATGAATATATCTACAATCCCGTTCCTCCCACACCAAATGAACATTACAAATACAGTGAATTCCTATTTCCATTATCAAATGCTGTAGTAGAATATTATTCCACTAAAGGATTTGGTACTGCTCATGCCACAATGAGAGTTGGCGATCCTTTGTGTTTCTTGGATTATTTCAAACCACATAAAGACGAAACAAGTAGAAAGACAACACCCTGTTTGTTATTTGTTGATACTGCGATTAAACCAGGAAAAATAAATGGACAAAATTTTCTAATATTTCATATAGGCTATAGGTCTTGGGATTTACTTTCTGGTTATCCTGTAAATGTTGCCGGAATTCAGCTACTTAAAGAATTTATGGCCGCACAAATTTCTGATAATACTGGTAAATTAGTACTGCCCGGGCCAACTACTGTATTTTGTAAAGATTTACATATATATGAATCAGATATTCCAGCAGCTATGACTTGGGTATAATGGTAAAAATTCCCCCTATTAAATGTCAGGGTATAAAGACCAAACTTGTTGATTTTATAAGAGATAATATAGTGTGGAACAAACAAGGTAATTGGATAGAACCATTTTTGGGTAGTGGTGTTGTAGCATTTAACATTGGCCCCGAAAAAGCAGTTCTGTCCGATACTAATAAACATATCATTCAATTGGACATTTGTATATCTTGGAGCAAATCAAAACCTGGCCGATAATAGAAATATCTTTGGTTTGAACACAGTGGGTTTTTGTGCAAATAGTGCTGGCATGAAAAAAGTCGTTCTGGATACACAGTGTGCGGCAAAAGCATTCTATGGTAATAGAGCAAAAGGAATGACATGGACCAAAAGTTTTTGGTCGGGAGATTTAAGCCAAGACCAGGACTAATATAGTGATATTAATCATAAAAACACGTAAAGAGAGATTTTACGCGTTTTTATGATTATACATTACAATTAAGTTGAGGTAATTAGTGATAAATTTTAATGTCAACTATCAGACAGACTACAAACCAGAAACCGAGATTTGTAGAGCCGAAATCCTTAACGTAGTCAAAAAAGCGTTCAAGGATATGTCATTTGATCTGACATATTCTAATTTTATCAATATAAAAAAAATATCTATTTTTGATATGATAGAAAGATTTGGGCTTATTAGTAAAGTTGTAAAATCCACATCTAACACATCATTCATCATTATAGATTTTAATTACTATATGAATATAGAGGTTAGAGAAAGATTGCATGATATTATATTACATTATAATATATATGCTAATACGGCGGAAGATATACAATTTGGATCAAATAAGCTAAAAAGTGTGTTTTCATTATCAGATAAAGATGATAATGATGTTAATATACGTTGGTATTATCACATTGAGAATAGTAGTGATTTTATGTCTGTGGACGAAACAATTGGTGATATTATTTATCCAGAAGCATATCCATATATAGAAAATTTTGATAATTATGTTGATAACTATGTTGATGGTAACGAACCAGTGCTTATTCTTACCGGACCTAGTGGTAGTGGTAAAACTAGGTTGATTAGACATATTGTATCTAGAATCAATAAAAAGGTAATTGGAGTAAAATCTGAATTAGTTGGTTTAAAGATGGAACATTTTTATAATGAAGATGATCACCATAAGAATGTTTTTTTCTACACCAATGATATGCGTGTACTGGAAAATGGAACTATATTTATTGACTATCTTGTGAATAAGATTGCCGGTATGGTTCTAGAAGATATTGATATGGCCATTTCTAAAAGAAGTGAGGGAAATGATATTATTAGTAAGCTTTTGTCTGCTGCTGATGGGTTTGTTACTGCAAGTAACAAGAAAATTCTTGTTAGTAGTAACCTTACCACTATAAATCAAATAGATGATGCTAAAAAAGGCCCGGTAGGTGCTATGATATTATTGTTACCAGACTGCTTAAGCCTGCCGAATCTGTGAAATTGTTGGATATTTTATATCCAGGAAATAAATATAATGTTAATCATGATATGTCGTTGGCGGAGATTTACAATCTAGCAAGCTATGGTATAAATAGTAATAGGAAAGGCAGAATTGGATTTTAAGAATGTGTTTGTTGCCGGCCCTATAAATATAAAAAGTTTACACAAAGATGTTGTAAAATATATTGATAAAATTATTAAAAATAATATTTCTATTATTATTGGCGATAAAGATGGTGTGGATAAACTAGTACAAGAATATCTTGATAATAAAAAATATAAGAATGTTGAGATATTCGGCGATGAAAAAGATATTGTGGATAAAGCGTCTATGGGGTTTATAATCTGGGACGCAAGATGTATTATGACATCAAGCAATATAGACAAATTACTCAGTCAGCAAAAATCTGTTTATGTTTATCTAATTCCAACAAATACATGTTTCAAGGTAAAATAAAATAGATGAAATGGTTAAATAGTGTTGTTTGTGGTGATTCATTACAACTTATAAAAGAATTGCCAGATAATAGTATAGACCTTGTTGTTACATCCCCACCTTATGCTGATATCAAAAGTTATGGCAAACAAGTTGGCATATTTCACCCAGACCATTATGTAGATTGGTTGCTACAATATAATCATGATATTTATAGGGTTATCAAATCAACTGGAAGTTTTGTTCTCAACATAAATGATAAATGTGTAGATAAACAAAGACACATCTATGTATATGATTATGTTGTAAGAACAGTAAAAGAAACTAGTTTAAAATTGTATGATACATATTTTTGGGTGAAGCAATCATTTCTACCCAATGGGAACAATAAAAGGGTTAATAACGTTACCGAATATATATTTCATTTTGTTAAAGATCCTGATAGTGTTAAATTTTATATAAATGAAGTAAAAACCAGATACAATCCAAGTAGTTTTGAGAGGGCTAAATATGAAGCTATAACTTATGAAACCCTGATAAGTGGTATAAAAGAGGCTAGAGAGACAAAAAAAATGAAATTGTCGAAAGATGGAATGCGTAGACCATCGAATGTGTTGTACTTTCAAACCAATCAAGTAACTAGAGATAATAAACACCCCGCCCCATTTTCAGTCGATCTTCCGACTTGGTTTATAAAAGCTCTCACAGATAAGAATGATATCGTATTAGATCCGTTTATAGGCAGTGGTACAGTGGCAGAGGCCGCACTGTTGCTTGATAGAAATTTTATCGGATTTGAGATTAATCCCATGTATGTTAATATGACAATGAAAAGAATTAAACATATATTGGTTAGAAATCAATTATTTTAAATAAGGACAATTAATGGCCGATTTAAGTGATAACGCAAAAATTATATTTGAAACATTGTATTCCAAAGATGGTGAAACTATAGATGATACTTTTAGACGTGCAGCCAAATATGTATCTAAGGATAAGGATGAAGAAAATTTAGCTTTTAATTTACAAAAAAACAATATTATAAGATTCAATACACCACTATATTTTAATGCAGGCACTAAAACTAATTTATTTAGTGCATGTTGGGTAGTACCGTTAGAAGATAGTATGGATAGTATTTATGATATTGCTAATGTAGCTAGAAAGATATTTTCTTATGGTTCTGGTATAGGAATTCCTATTGGTAATTTAAGGGAAAAAGACTCACCTATATTTGATGGTAATGAGAATAATATACCAAGTGGTCATTCATCTGGAGCTATATGTTTTATGAAACTATATGATGCTGTGGCCGCAACTACTAAATCTGGTGGCCGGGCACGGCGGGCCGCTATACTTTGTGCTATGCAGGTATGGCATCCAGATATTTTAGATTTTATCAAATCTAAGGATAATGATATCACATTATCGAATATGAATTTGTCGGTTACCATAACCGATAAATTTATGCGATGCCTTGAGGATAATATATCTTTCCCGCTGCATACATCTTATGATGGGTCTTTTATTAGAAGTGAGAACCCTAATGTTATATGGGACGAACTATGTAAACAGGCACACAAAACCGGCGATCCGGGTGTTATGTTTATAGATGTTGTCAACGAATTTAATCCGATTAGAAAAGATGTGCTTATTGAAACATCAAATCCTTGTGGTGAAACACCGATGGCACCGTGGCTAAGTTGTAATCTTGCCATGATAAATGTGGTAAAATTTATACAACAAGATGGTACCTATGATTGGATCGGCCTATTCAATACTTCTTATAATCTTTGTAAGTTGATGAATAATATGATAGATGTGATGGATTTTCCAGATGAAAGATTTAAGATAATGACTCAAAAATATAGACCAGTTGGTATTGGTCCAGCAGGATTATCTGATGCTATGTTTATGTTGGGACTTAAATATAATGGTAAAGATGGTAGAGATTTTGCCGAAGAAGTAATGCGAACTATTACACATGGTGCGGTAAGAAAAAGTGTTGAAATGGCCAGGGACAACAAGCCGTTTTTTAATTACGAAACATATAAAGAAGATGTAGAGAGAATCACTGAGTTACTTATTGGGGGAGATGACGAGTCTATTAAAACTATGAATATGTTAAGACAGTATGGTACGGTGAATTGTATCAATACCACTTGTGCTCCTACTGGTACAACTGCACTATCGTGTGACTGTTCTTATGGTATAGAACCTTGTTTTGGTTTGGTATTTGAGAAAAATCTTATTACAGGCCAAAAAATGAAGGTGATAAATCCCGTCTTTAGACAAAAATACGAAAATGAATCTTGGTTTACTAATGATTTATCGGATAAAATATTTGCTAATGGTGGTAGTTTAAAAAATATTAGGGGTATTCCACGAGAAGTTAAAGATGTGTTCATTACAGCTCATGATATAAAACCACGAGATAGAATAGAGATGCAGTCGGTTATTCAGAAAAGAACTGGGCTAGCAATATCTAGTACAATAAATTTGCCCAATAGTGCAACAGTTGAAGATGTGTCAGAAATCTATAAACTTGCATATGAGATGGGATTAAAGGGTGTTACGGTATATAGGGACGGATGTAAAAAATTCCAGCCAGTTACATTTAGAAAAGATGGACTGGAAGTTACTTCCAATTTTACTAGGCCGTCTAGATTAGACAGTGTAAAACACTGTATTCAGCTTGTAGATGGCAAACTGTACGTTGACATTGTAAAACAAGATGATAGAATAGTAGAAGTATGGATAAACTATGGCAAGTCAGGTCAGGATATGAACGGCCTGCTTGAAGCATTGGGTAAATCACTATCTACAGGACTACAACATGGGGTTCCGAAAGAATCATACATAAAACAATTTAAAAACATTAAAGGCGAAACGCCCGTTTGGGCAAGGTTTGAAGAAGTTGACAAAAAACCAGTGCAATTATTTTCTATACCAGATGCAGTAGCTAAACTTATAGAAAGATATTATATTAAAAATGATGAAGTATTGTCATATTCAAATGAAATATGCCCAAAATGTCAATCAAATTCACTTGTTATGATTGAGGGATGTTCAACTTGTTCAAGTTGTGGATTTAGTAAATGTAGCTAGGAATAATGCTATGAAGATTTGGTATGAAGCTGAAGAAGTTAAAATCCCGAATGTCTTTATGATAAGGTAAACTTCTGTCCTTTTTGTGGAGATAAGATAGAATATAATGGACAAAATTAAAGAATCTGTAATAATAACATTTTTATGTATAACGATATTTCCTATAGTATTGATACTTATAATACTATTTGGATTATCCAAATTGTTATTAGATGATTATAATCCATATACCTAAAAATATTGCTATAGATTTCATTATTTATTTTATGCATTACTAAATATTTTGGCTATTAATTTAAATATGTATATCTACTGTGTGATAAGAAGAAATGGCAAGAATTACTGAGTATGTCGCCCTTTGATTGGAAAGGAAAGAGTATCCTAAAGTGACAGATTGTGGATGGTCTAAACAAGTTGATAGAAATAAAGGGATTATTTGTGAAATGCCGTTTGTATCAGGGACAATGTTCAAAAATAGTTTATTAACCATTGATATTTTATTTAGATAAATAATAGAAAGATTATAAGGAGTAAACGATGTTTGAGAATATTTTAGATTATCTTGATAAACAAGAACAAGAAAAAGAAGAAGTCCACATAGACAAGGAATGTGGGGAATGTGGGGAATGTCAGGTTGGATGTGACGAATGTAGTATATCACATATATGGGAATATAATGAAACTTAAAGAAGAATTAATTCGGGTAGGACAGGAATTTGACGCTATTAAATATCTAAATGAGGCGATGGGAGACGTTGAAATAGCGAAAATTTTGGGTGTAAGTAAACAATACGTTGCTATGGAAATTAGACGTGGAATGAAAAAAATGTACGATCATTGTAAGAAACAATTTGGTAATCCCAAAAATGCCATTTTGGTCATAATGGACTATCTTAATTGTGATGCGACGGAAATAAAGAAATTGTTGCCCAAAGAATGTTGGGCGGAAGTAGAGAAATATATTCATGACAATAATTAGATTGTGTGTCGATTGTTTTAACTGTAGAACAAAAGGGGGCAAATATTATTGTATTTTGGGTCATTTTTTTAAGAATAGCCAATCTGATATAATGATATATACACCAGAAGATTTTGGGTGTAACGAATGGGAAGATGATGAATAATATCAACATATTTATTGTAAGTTTGGCAAAGAAGTATGAAGGAGATACATATGGAAGCAATAAATTGGTAATGAATTATTTATTAATAGTAATATTGTTTTTTGCAATAAAACAATATTACTAAATTATATCTAAAGATATGGGGGATAACAATGGGAAGATTTTGTATAAGTTGTAAGTATTGCCGAAGAGTTGGTTCTGTATATATGTGTTCATATGAATATAGTGGGATGAAAAATTTGGTTACTGGTGAACTAGTATCAACTTGTGAATCCACGAGAAATGACATGACGAAATGTGGTGAGTTTGGCAAATGGTTTGAGGGGAGTCAACAATCAATCGATTTGATGTCTTTGAGAGACATGATTATAGCAAAACAAGATGGTAGTATAGCAATGAACGTGTGAGTATGATATGCCGACTTACGAATTTGTGTTAAAATTTATTCAAGATAACTTTGATAATGTAGTAGTAAAAAAAAACCAAATAAATTGCCGATGTTTACTATGTGGAGATTCACAAAAATCTTCTCGTAAACGCCGGTTTAATCTCAAATATAATGATAAAGAATCTGTATTTCATTGTTTTAATTGTGGCGAAAGTGGTAATTTTTATAAACTATACTCTATAATCAAGAAAGTTGATATAAAGGTGGCATATAAAGAATGTGAGTCATTTGATAATATTGTTTTCAAGTCTAATAATAAACCGAAATCATCCACAGTCTTACCAAAAATACAAACATTCAACGAAATCTTGCTAGATTGTGTGTCGCCAAAGGATATCAGCATAGTTGCCATAGCATATCTTACTAAATTGGCAGAATTTAGAAAGAGTAGGCACATACCAGATAATATAAAACTATACATCGCATATAAAAATAAATTCAAAAACAGGATCATTATACCAGTAACAAACAATGGTGATATTATCTATTTCCAGGGAAGGCGGATATTTGCCGATATGCAACCAAAATATCTTAATCCAGATTTTCCCAAAGAATATGTAATTCCCAATATAGACAAGTTTGATTTGTCAATGCCTATTATTATAACAGAGGGGCTGCTTGATTGTTACTCTATTGGTTCTCAAGCCACGAGTTGTTTTGGTAAAGAAATCAATGATGATTTTATAGATAGAATAAATTGTAAAAAATTTAATCTTGTAATAGCAATGGATAATGATGCCGATGGATATAAGGCCATTAAAAAAATTATAGGTAGTAAACATGGCAGGAAAATGAGGTATTTTCTCATGCCGGAAAAGTACAAACAATGTAAAGACATTAATGAATTGGCATGTACTTTAAGGTTAAATATCTACGATTTTATTATAAATAATACAATAGACTATGGCGAAACTTTAGTTAAAATTAAATTAGACAGGTGGAGAGGGTAAAAATGAGAATGACTATTCCCGGTAAGGATGTTATAGTAGTAAATGATGACAATTTGGATGTTTGTGTGAAACCCGAATATGAAGAAAGGGCGCATATTGTTAAGTTGTCCTTTAAACAACCTACTAACGATAAAATAAACAAAGCTATAAGAACCTATTCCAATACAAATAGGTTTATAATTGATAATAATGTTAAATTTTATAATTCTATTTTTAAGAAAGTAGGTAAAAAATACTACGTTCAAAATGAAGATGGTAGTAACTTTGTCTCGTTTGTGAGAAGGAATAACAAAATTCTAGTTGATTTCACTAGAATGACTCAAACAGAAAAAAGGTTTTTGATGGATAATTACTTGGGTGATATTTTAAGAAATTGTGAAGTTATACTGGTAGAAGAAAATGACCTTGATACATATTCAAACCAACTAAAAGGTTGGAACGGCAATGTAATCATAAAGGATGTAAACTATCAAATCTGATGACTGTTATTTGTGGTCCATACATAGGAGGGCTTGAACAAGAAATTTTTAGTTTTCATCCACATGTAGCGTGGCTTTATCGTGTGCTTATAGACAGATGTGATTATTTTTATGTGTTTTCCCACGAAAATCATAGTTTTTTTTATGATTGGCCGGGGGTAAATTTCGTGTCGGTAGATGGTTGTTATAGTGTTGAAAGCAACCATAGTGGAATTGTCAACAAGTTGGTATCATCTAAGGAGTATTTGTCGCTAATTAAATTTGTAAGGAATAAAGTATCAGATAAAGATGTGTTGCATTATAATATACGATATACAATATATGACAATTTCGTTGTGCCGCTACATAAAAAAATGTTTGTAAAAATAAATATGAATATAGAAAAAACAGATAATATAGTTTTAATAAGCAGGGGCCACACTGATTTTAATGTGGTTAAAAAAATAAAAGATAGATTTGTTGGACATGATTTAATAGAAATTGATGATAAATGGAATCATTATGATGCCATTAAAACTATACAATCTGCTATATTTGTTATATGTCAATGTGGCCCCTGGACATACTTTTGTAATTTACACAAAGTGCCAGTAGTATCTTGGGGTAATGTTGGTTATAGCATGTATAAAGATAATGGTGTATATAATTTTAAAAATATATGTATTACTACACCAAATGAACATAATTTATTTAGTTCGATAGAATATATGTTAGAGAGAGTTTAATGCCAATTTATGATTTTCATTGTACAAAATGTGGACATGAAGTTGAAGATGTATTATGTAAGATGACTGAGGGAATGATATGTGAAAAGTGTTTTTCTAAAATGGAAAAGGCTTGTAATTGCTCACATTTTAAACTGGTTTATAATCCCAAGATACATCGGGTATCATGGGGAGATCAAGGATATTCTGAATCTCAATACTGGCGAGATGTAAAAGAAGCTAGAGCACGAGGTGAAAAGGTAAAAGGTGCTAATGAAGATTAAATTTTTTTTGATGTTAATATGAAATTTATAACTTATTTAAGGGTAACAAAATTTGTCTAAAACACCTACAATAAGAAATCTACTTAATATTCTACTAGAATACATAGTATTAGATGATGATAAAATAGTAATACAATTTAAAAAACCAATTACCATACAAATTCCTGGTGATTTTGAGATAACTACAGATGGTGAAGTATCAATGCTATCTTCTGATAGTATAAGATTTGATTCTAGAGAGATACATCTTAATTCTAGAAATTGCAAACAAATAAGAAAAATGCAACAAGAAATGTTGGACGAACTATATAGTAAAATAGGCGAACCCGAAAAATACATGTTAGATTTTAAAGAATCCTTAAAACAAGAGATTTTAATAGAACTCAAAGAAGACTTTAAAGATGGAAATAAGACTATTTCTAATTGATGATGATCAAATACCCCTAGTTGGTATGTCTAATAGTACCTCTTTGGTTATCAGAAGATATTCTGATGGTCTATTGTTAGACTGGGGGACAATGACATTTGTTGCAAGTGGCGGTTCGGAACCAAATACTAATTTTGAAGAAGAAAATTATTTAACCTTACCGGGTTTTTATAAAAAAGAAGTTGATGTAAGTGGTTGGGATTCTGGCATGTACCAAACATTTAGTTATTTTACTAGTGGTGGTATATATCGTTCTGGTATGGATGAAATTTCTATACGCGGCGGTATAGAAGTAAATACCTATCAGGAATATGTCGCCTCAACATCTACACCGGCAGCATCTGTATTGGCCCAGGAATATTTTACTAACCAAGATATAGATGGCGATGGTTTGATATATGGTGTTGATTTCTATATATCAACTAATAGACCTAAAATGCTTGACAATATACCAAGAATTGGTGTGGCCAAAACTTGGACACAATATCAGGCAGACCATCCGGAGTATTTTTGATGTATAGACCAATTGCTAGAGTAACCGACATGAGACTTTGTGGCGCTACTATAATATTCTCGCCGTGTTCTTTGGTGTTTTCAGATGAATTGCCTGTAGCAGTATTAGGAAGTCTTGATTCCCATGGTGGTGTTGCAACAGCAACTACTACTACTGTATTTGCTTATGGATTACCAATAGTAAGACTCGGTGATGTAAATGATATTTGTAAATGGGTTAAACCAAAACATTTTACACAACCGATGATAACTGGTGATCCATTAGTATCATCATTATGAAATATGGAGATTTAAATATTGACACAAACAAAGATTTAGAGAAAAGTATAAACGAAGATATAATTATGACCATGAACAAAATTAATAGAAAACTATTATCTATTCTGAATCAGTTGGAACAGGCAGAACACGATAAGGTTATTAATTATAGTCTTATTGCCAATCCAATTTATTAAATAGGGGTGTGAATGGGTTGGGATAGAAAACCACGTATATTATTGTTGTCGGATACCAACAATTGGGCTTGGTGGATAAAATCACAAAATCTAAAAAGGTTTCTTTCGGATGAGTTTGATTTTGATATAGTTGCTCTATTGCATAATCACGGGCCAATAAAATACAATGATTATGATTTGGCGGCCACTTATGGGTGGAGTTATGTGAATAATATTATGAAAGTGCCGTTTGAGCGTAGAGTTAGTGGAGTAACAGCACATAAAGACGATAAGTTTATGAAATCTATGGTTGTGCCACAACTTAAAAAATGTAAATGGGTTCATGCCAACTCAATAATGCTTAGAAATACATTAAACGAATATGGATTTAAGGAAGTGTTTTATGTTCCTAATGGTGTTGATGAGGTATTATTTTATGAAAAAAAATCTATATCAGAAAAGAGAGATAATCTTGTTGTAGGACATGTTGGAAAGGCTTGTCAGGCTGGTTCCGATTCAAAAGGACAGAAAAATTATATTGAACCTGCTTGTAGAAAGGCTGGTGTTGAATATAAAGGACACTATAGTAATTATAGAAATAGTACGCCACATAAACAGATGCCAGACTTTTACAATAATTTAGATGCTGGTATAGTAGCGTCAAATACAGATGGAACACCAAATATGCTTTTAGAATGTTCTGCATGTGCTCGGCCAGTAATTTCTAATAGGATTGGTAATTCTCCTGAATTTATAGTTGATGGTGTAAATGGATTTTTATTGGATAAAAGAGATGTAGACCTATATACCGAAAAATTATTATACTTAAAAAACAATAGAGACAAATTGATAGAAATGGGTAAAGCTGCTCGTAAAACTATAGAAGAAGGATGGACCTGGAAAATACAAGCTGAAAATTACAGAAAAATGTTTCAAGATATACTTCGTGGTGTTGGATTATTGAAATAAGAGGAACTAAATGGAAGGAACATGGACAGATAACGAATTTGTATATAAACCAGGATTGGGTGCAAGTGGAGCACTAGAAAAGATATATTTCGACAGTGGTTTAAATTCAGTTGATGCTAGATTAGGAAAGGAAGTATGGGTAGGCGACCCACTTTATGGTACGACCTTGCAGGCAGCAATAACTGCTATAGGCGCTTCAACGGTTATACTGCGCGTTCCAAGTGGGACGTGGAATGTCTCTGCTAATTTGTCTGTTCCGGCTAATATAACTCTGTGTGTTGAAAGAGGGGCTACGATTGCCATTGCTACTGGTGTTACACTTACCATTAACCGGTTAGAGGCCGGTTTATATCCTATTTTTTCCTGCACCGGGACTGGTTGTGTAGCTTTTGGCTGTATGGAACACAGACAGTGTTTATAGTTCAGGATTTAGAGATACGCAGTCTAGTTATAGATGGGAATAAAGCAAATAACAATATGCCCGACGACCCACTTACTTATGGGCAAAATTGTACTGTGGCAGCAGGTATTTCTGTGTGTCAAGGTAGTAATATTGATATTAATGATGTTGTTGTGAGAGATTGTAGAATAGATGGAATAAGTTTGGGTTATTCTACCCATGGTGGTACTTATCATAGTACTGTTAATGGCGCTCGTGTAACAGGCTCCGGTCGCGCTCCGATGGTTTTTATGACTGGTTTTAGAAATAGTATCGTTAATAACAACTTTGATGGAAATGTTATTATAGAACCTAATCAACTTGATGAAGTAGCTGCCGAGACTGTTTTAAGCAATAATCACATAAGTGGCTCTATTCAGATTAATACACCTGCAAATGCAGCTAAGTGTTATTATACAAGAGTTGTTGGCAATTATTGTAAGACTGTAGCAATCTATACACATTGTGGACATGGTAGTGTAGTAGTTGGTAATAGTATAGTTGGTGATGGTACTACTACAGCCTTTGTGATTGATGGGATTAATAGTGCTGGTGAAATAGCGTTACCCGGTCTTGTTGTAGCAAATAACAATATCCGTAATCATGCTCGAGGTGTGGCCCCATCAAATTCTAATGGAACACTTGTGAATACTCAGTTTATTGGTAATAGCTGGAAAAATATTGCATCTGTTTCTGGTGGAGAAGTGCTATTCGACTTGCGGCGCGCTTTTAATGTAGCGTTTGAGAACAATAACATGGAGACTATTGGTCATGTTTCGACGCCTGATACATTGTTTGCATATTTTTATAGTCATGTAGGAAGCAATCCATACCAAGGTCATAATAGGCTTGTAGATAACAAAGTTCATAGTGATAGTCCAATGGCTGCTTTTGTGCAGTGGAGTTGGGGTAATCTTTGGCCGGCAGCAGACAATATCTTTGATTTTGTGGACAGTAATGAAGTTGTTGGGCCTTATGCTACAGCAATTTTGTATGACAACACTATTGATACACCGCCAACTAAGTCTCCAATAACAAATAATTATTTTAATGCTAAGATTGACCAAACAACTGTGCCAGCCGGTGTATGGGTCAGTATGTCTGATAGTGGAACCAGTAAAGCAACTCAGCTTGTCTTGCAAAATAATGTTGTAGTCGGTTATGCAACAGGGATTGAAATATACAGACCCTATGGATGTTATATAGTTAATAATGTTTTTGACGAAGTAGAATTGGGTATGTTGCTGACTTATGATAGCGACCTTGCACAAGGAGCTAATACATATCTTGGGAATGTTTTTAAGCCAGGTGGTACTGATACTTATGGGGTGTATATAGCCGCCGGGCCGTTGTATAATGCAGCCTTTGTTAGTCCAGATTTTCTTGTGAACAATATGGCTTCTGTTGACTTTGCCACGGCTAATTATGATGCAGATGTGGCTATTGTGCATACTATAAATACAGTTGTTAATATACCGTAGTCGTATGGTAAACAACAAGTTGTATATTCTGAATGGTGGATATTAGAAGATTAATGTTTTTATATGGTGAGTTATAATAAAGGAGAAATAATGATTAATTATTATGATATAGGCGCTCATTATGGGGTAACGCTAATAAGGGCCGAAAAAATATTCAGAGAGTTTGGTTTGGAATATAGAGCATATGCATTTGAACCGTGTAAAAGACACTATGAAAAATTGTTGGATGTCTTGGTTGGTTCAAGAGCAGAAGTTATAAATGCCGCATGTTCTGATTATGATGGTAAAAACAAACTCTATCATTGTAATATTTCTGGTGGTGATTCACTCAAACAATCTAAACATAATGTTGATGGGGACAAATATGAAGATGTAACGGTGATTAAATTTTCTTCTTGGTTTGATTACGCACAAAAAGATGATTTTAATATTGTTAAAATTAATGTTGAAGGTAGTGAATTTGAAGTATATAAGGATATTATTGAATCTGGGCTAATAAATCACATTGATTTATTTTGTGGATCGTTAGGTGATATATATAAAATAGGTAAAAGTAAAGAAGAAATAAAAGATTTTCTTGATATGTTGCACAATAACAATATAACTGTATATGGTTTTACTGCTGGTAGAGATGATTTTTCCCCAATTTTAAGAAAATCTTTATTGGAAGTAAAGGAGAAAATCGAAGAAGCTAAAAAAACAGAAGAATTAGTTGTTCATGACAAAAATAAAAAAGTAGTTATGCCCGTTAAAGAGGTGATTGTTAAAAAAAGAGGTAGACCTAAAGTAAAAAAATGAAATTGAGAGAATATTTAATATAACATGGTATATGAACATAGTAATCAAGGAACTTTAACTCTTATTGAACCAGAAGGTCTTAAGTATTTTAAACAAGTCATAGAAGAACATAATCCGCATTGGTCAACCGAAGAAAATAGGGACTATAATTATATGGATTTTTATTATACAAACAATGGAGAAAGATATGACAATATGTAAAACCTGTAAATACTGGAAAGAAGTTCGGGATAATAAATTATGTTGTAGTTGTTCATCAATTGGTCAATGTGTTCTCAATCCAATAGTTGTTATTAAAAATAGTCTGGAAACATGTTCACATTATACAATGAAACAAATTAACGAGGTAATATGAAATGGCGTTTTATTATTTAAATATTAAATGGCGTTTTATTATTTAAATATTAAATGGCTAATATAATAGTATATTAGATATATAAAACTTTAAGGGGGAAACATGAAGAAACTTTTGGTAACGGTATTTTGTATGGTTCTGTATTTAGGTATAGATATGCTAATCCAGAATTTGATTTTAATATTCCTGGGGGAAATGCAAAAGCAAGCTTCGATTCTAATAGCTTTTCAACGCTTATAATAGGATTTGGCACATATCATGGTGGTATGGCTAAATATTAGGGGATAATTATGGCAAACAAAATAATTGGCCAATTATGTTGTGATTGTCAAATGCCATACATAACAGATTATTGGTCTCCTATAAATGGATATAAAAAACCATTTAAATGTCCGGTTTGTGAAGGCAAGGGAGAGGTTTACAAAGGATTTTATACAAATAATTATACTGATTCGGAAGTAATGTGTAGAAGCTGTATGGGTAAAGGAATAGTTTGGTCATAATGGAAAATATAGCCAAATTAAATAATATTATAGAAATCTATGATTATAATAGAATTACCCCCTCTAATATTCAACCAGAACTAGAGGTGATATATAACTATGCTAAAAGTTGTGATATTATAACAGAATTTGGATTTGGTCGGGGCAAGAGTTCTTCGGCTATGATTGCAGCCAAACCCAAAAAGGTTATATCTTATGATATATGTGATCATTGGGCCTTAACCGATAAGTGGAAAAAACTTGCGACAGAAATTGGCGTAGAATTTATCTATATACAAAAAAGTTCTATTGAAGTTGATATAGAACTTACCGATATGTTATTTATAGATTCTTGGCACACATATGAACATAAGACAAAAGAACTTGATAAACATCATAGTAAAGTTAAGAAATGGATTATAATACATGATTGGAAAACCTGTGCTAATATAGGTGAAGATGGATCAAAACCTGGATTTAAACAAGCCGTAATGAAATTTTTATTTAATCATTTTGATTGGAAAATTAAAGAAGAGTGTTTTAACCATAATGGTTATATAATAATGGAGAGAATATGACACTAAGGGAATTTTTGTTAAATGAAGAAAAATGGCCCACAGGTGCCAAACTTTCAAGGGTTTTAAAAGCCTTTGAAAAACTTGGATTCCAGAATCATCATTCTGGTAAACATATTATATTAAAAACTGATAATAAATCTATTACTATACCAAGATCTAACGATGTTCATCCTGGATTACTAAGAACAATTTGTACTAAAGTTGGTATTGATAGAAAGAAATTTTTAGAGGTATATAATTCTGTATAATATAGATCTGATGGTAGACAGTGCCAGCAGACCAGATTTACTTAAAATAACATTAGAGTCGTTACTTAATAATGTTAAGTTTTCTGGTAATATAAATTGGATGTTTCACGAAGCTGTTATCAGGGAACATGATTCAAAAGAATGTATAAAATACGTCAAGGGCTTAGAATTATTTAATAATATTGAAATAACCAATCCACCATTGGGGGAGGGTTATTCAATAACTAAGATGCTACATAAAACAAAATCAAAATATTTTATCCATTGGGAAGATGATCACGAAATTATTAGGGAAATTGATTTGGATAAATGTTATCATTTATTGGAAAATTATTCCATGATAAATCAGATAGCTTTTAATAAAAGACAAACCATGTCAACTATTGGGGCAAATTCGTGGTGTAAAAAAAATTTTACTTTTGGTGAAGATATATTGTGTGTTAGTCCTCATTGGCGCATATCCCCCGCAATATGGAGATTGTCTTGGATACTGCCAAAATGGAATGGGTTTGAAAATGGTTCTAGTAATAATTTTCACTGGGAGATAAATGATAGACTACAAAATAATTTTAAAAATAATAAAACTGCCGATTTAGTAGCTAATCAAATGGGAACATTTTATCTTGGCCCAATAGGTGAATTGGCCTATGTAAAACATATTGGAAAAGAAAGGTCTGGTAGAATATTAAACTAATTTATAATAAAGTTGATTTTGCCGTATTACATAATAACATATTTTATTCGTTTTATGATTGGGGCATGGGGCCACATAAATTTACTATATATTCTTCACGTCGTGTAGACCGCAGACAAGTAATAAACTTTTATACAGGGATGGTAGATAAGTATTTTGTGGTATTTTCATTTATAAATAACTAACAAGGGAGATACTATGAAATTACATATTTGTTGTGGTGATGTATATTTAAAGAATTATATTAATGTTGATATACAGGGCAGAATCAGGCAGCCAAACGACGTTGTCAATGAGACCACATTTGATAAGTATTATACCAAACCTTTTAATTTTACACCCAAAGATGTTCGTGGTTCTTTCACTATAGATCAAAAAGTAGATATTCTAAAATCCTGGCCGTGGAACGATGTTTCTGAAATTATTATGATTCAAGCCATAGAACATTTTAATTTGTTTGAGGGTGAGTTTATTATATCCGAAATATACAGAGTGCTTAAATCTGGTGGGAAATTTATATTTGACTTTCCCGACTTACTGGAAACTTTTAATTCTTATAAAGATGACTTTGATAAACTAGTTAGATTTATATATTGCCATAATAAAGATAAGTATGCTTTACATAAGACAGCTTATAGTGAGTCAACATTCAGAAGACTGCTGATTTCTAATAATAGAAAATGGTCAAGTATTGAATTTAAGAATGTAATATTACATGACTATCCGGTTATAGGTGGGATAGCGATAAAATAAATCAAACAATTCGCGTTTACATTTGAAATTTTATGCTATAATGATAGAAAATAGTCAAGTATCAAATTTAAAGAAGTTTTAGACTATGATTATCCGGTTATATGAGAAATATCAATAAAAATTATGAAATGTGATTGTAATATCATTCACGGCACATTAGTATGTACTCATTGTGGGGCAGGGGGACATAATAATAAATGTCATATTAAAAGATATGATATGAGTAAAACTCTTCTATTGGAAGAGTTTATTAATATAAGATGTTGGTATCATGCTACGATGAGATTTCTTGGCATGGTAAATACTATTGAAGCAAAAAAATTATATGATGATGGTATGAAAATTATTGAATATTTGGGAGAAGATATATGATGGTAAAAGATTGGTTGCCAGATAGCAATGGCTATAAAGAATCTTTCATATTATTAGGTGGGATATTTAAAGATGGTATGCGTTGGAATGATTATATTTTTTCATTTGATCCAGAATGGTCAAAAAGCAACCAAAAATATATTGATGCATTGAGATTGTGCATTATTGAAAATAATCTAAGAAAAGGTGGTGCATGGCATCAATATGAAGGTAATCCGCTATTTTCAGATAATACAGTGGCAATATTTTCATTTAGAGCATGGGGAGATTTAATGGCCGCTATTTGGTCAACCGAAGAAAACAGGGACTATAATTATATGGATTTTTATTATACAAACAACGGAGAAAGGTATGACAATATGTAAAACATGTAAATATTGGAAAGAATTTCGGGATAATAAATTATGTTGTAGTTGTTCATCAATTGGTCAATGTGTTCTCAATCCAATAGTTGTTATTAAAAATAGTCTGGAAACATGTTCATATTATACAATGAAACAAATTAACGAGGTAATATGAAATGGCGTTTTATTATTTAAATATTAAATGGCTAATATAATAGTATATTAGATATATAAAACCTTAAGGGGGAAACATGAAGAAACTTTTAGTAATGGTATTTTGTATGGTATTGTCTTTTGTTAGTGTATCACACGGGGCCATGTGGGCTGGTTGTTATGTCGGCCAAAACTGGACTGGTAGTGCAGATGTAAAAACAAATTGGCCGGAAAATTCTGCTACTATTAATAACTATGGATTTAGACATAGTCTTATTACTGGTTTAACATTGGGATATGATTTTATTCCCACTGGTGTTGGGGGATATTCGTGGCCCTTGTGGATGCAATATTTCTCTGTGGCTATGGATGTATCCTACAATGTTATGGATGCATCAAGTCAAAGGCGTGCTGTTTATGCTAATAATGGCGCAGTTTTGACTAATTTTCCTGATGTAAATGGTAGTCAAACTACATTATCCTTTCTTTTAATGGGTAAATTGCCACTATCAGCATCTAAAGAATATCTATACGGTAGAATTGTTCCTTTTGTTGGTATTGGGCCAGGTATTATGTTTACTTACATTGATGGCAATAATTTTAATGTAGGTAGTCAAACATCAACAAATGTGGCATTAGTAACTGAAGCTGGTGTAAGAGTTATGGTAACTCCTGTATTTTCGGTAGATTCTGTATTTAGGTATAGATATGCTAATCCAGGATTTGATTTTAATATTCCTGGGGGAAATGCAAAAGCAAGCTTCGATTCTAATAACTTTTCAACTTTTGTAAGATTAAGTTATCATTTCTAAAAAGATTGTGGGGGTCTATCCCCCACAATTAATAATTTAGATAAAAAAATAATGAGCATAACTATAGTTAGAACATCTGCATCAAGACCAGAAATACTTAAGATTTCTACAGAGTCTATGTTGAAGAATCTTAAATATTCCGATAGTCTTATTTGGTATCTTCATGAAGATATACTTAATACGCAAGCTTCTGATGCCTGTGTAGAATATTCTAAATCTACTGGATTATATAAAGATATAATGGTAGATAATAGAATTGGTCATAGAAAATCCTTCCTGAAATTATATGATAAAGTAGAAACCAAATATCTTATTCATTGGGAAGATGATTATGAACTATTAGTAGAAATTGATTTGGATAAACTTATTGATCTAATGGATAACTATCCAATAAATCAAATTGTTTTTCATAAAAGAGATATATTACCAGATAAACCCGGATTTACTAAAAAAACTATTGAATTTGATGATATAAAACTTACAACTTCTCCACATTGGATGATGTTACCATCTATTCAAAGATTTGATTATGTAAAACCTGCCATAGACCACATTAAAAAATATTTACTAGAAGATTTTCATTGGGAGATAAACAGATTTCTTAAAAGGCCCGATATGAATCGTGATGCTGACTGGGTGCTAAACAATAGCAGAACTTTCTATTTGGGTGAAATGAGAAAAGGTAAATGTGTTGAACATCTTGGTAAAATAAGTAAATCGGTTAGGAATAAAACCTATAAATGGTAAGGAGATGCACATGAAGCCAAGAAATTATAAATTAGTAAGTAGTATGGTAATAAATGATGATTTGGATTTATCTTTTAGTAATATAACTGAAGTCCCAGATAATATAACTATTAATGGTGATTTGAGTTTATATAATAGTAAAATTAAGAAAATAGGTAAGAATTTAGTAGTAAAGGGTAATTGTCATTTATCTCATACACCAATAGAAGAACTACCAGATAATGTTAGTATTGGTGGTAATTTGGATTTATATGACAGTAAAATTAAGAAAATAGGTAAGAATTTAGTAGTAAAGGGTGATTTGGATTTATCTGATGCACCAATAGAAGAACTACCAGATAATGTTAATATTGGTGGCAATTTGGATTTATATTTTAGTAAAATAAGAAAAATAGGTAAGAATTTGATAGTAAAGGGTAGTTGTGATTTATCATATACACCAATAGAAGAACTACCAGATAATGTTAGTATTGGTGGCGATTTATATTTATTTTTTAGTAATATAAAAAGAATAGGTGAAAAGGTAACAATAAGGGGTAACTGTGATTCATCCTATACATTAATAGAAGAACTACCAGATGACATGACTATTAGTAGTAGTTTGATTATTAACAAAGAACAATATAAAATATTCAAGAAATACGAGAACAAGTATAAAATAAAGGTAATATAGAAGGGTCATTTATGAGGTTAAGAACAGAAATAATACAAAGATTATTTGATATTGTGAATATACTATTAATGTTGGTTTTTGCTTTCTTTATTTCTGTAGCATGGAAAACACAAAACGATTCGGCCTTTTTCTGGTCTTTTGGTGTATTTTCATTTCTTACAAGTATGTTTTCGTTAAGAATAGCCATTAATAAAAAAGATGACTAATTTGGTGGAAAATGTTTAAAGATATACTGGATGAAAGAAAAGATAGTGAAAAACTTGATTTTTGTTGAACTTACAAAAGATTTTTGTAAGAATAAAATTACTATATAAGATATATCATATGAGGATGAAGAATTAGAAGTGATTACAGAGTGGATATAATATGCAATATAGATTTGTAATATTAGGTAAATGGGAAAGCTATCCTTCTTATTTTCTGTATGGTGCTTTACAAGGTGTTTATTTAAATAATAGTTTAGCTAGATCTGTATCATTAGAAAAAAATAGTATGTATGATATATGGGAACAAATAAATTTCTTTAAACCACATGCTATTCTTTGCCATACTATATTTGATAATAAACCACATAGAGACCATTTATTTTATATTCTGAAAAAATGTAGAAATAAAGGCATAAAAGTATTTTACCATGCGGGTGATGCACGAGTAGAACCAAGATTTGCTAATAATATTAGTAGTATAGTAGATTATGCGTTAATAAATCATTGGCCAGTAATGCCAGCATATAATATTTGGAGAGTACAATGTTTTCATTGGCCCTATATGGCACTTAATCAGGATAAAATAGCTGATAAATCACCAATATATACTTGTGATTTGGCTTTTACTGGTAGTTTGGAAAATAATCAACATCACGCACATAGAGCAAAATTTATTCAACAACTTAAATCACAAATATCTATAAAAACCTTTCCTTCGCCGGAATCTGGCAATACCAGATTCCAAACCCCAGAACTTGCAGCTTCGGCTAATGGTATATTAGGTTTTCAGATGGGACTAAATGTATCTGGCTATCAAGATGTTAGACCGTACCAATATATAGGAGCTGGGTCAGTATATTTTCATGACAAACATCCGGCTATAGATAAAGTATTTGAAGATGGCGTTCATTATATATCATTTGAACGTGATAATATAGGAAGTTTTATAGATAAATTTAATACTTATAAAGATAATATTAAAATACGAAAAGAAGGATTTAAATATGGCCAAACATATCATTCGTCAAAAGAAAGGATTAGACAGGTGATAAATATACTAGAAGGTAAGGAATATAAGATATATTATATCAGATAATAATAAAAATAATAAAAATGATATACCAGTAGAAACAAAAAGATATAAAACTTATCTTTCTACAATCATTACTTCTTTAGCTGCTATGTTATATTTGAAAAAAAATGAAACAACTTAGAATAGCTGTATATGGCGATTTTGATAGATGGTTTTCGTACTATTTGATGGGTATGATGCAAGGTGCTTTTCTTAATGGACATTTAGCTTGTGCTATACCAATAAGATTAAATATTGATAATGTAAAGGCAAGAATAGATTATTTTAAACCCGATGTTTTGTTTACCCACATGATCTTTAGTGAGAATTTAAATGATATATGTGGTGAATCTATATTACGCGAACATATACATGAAAATTTGTTAAGAACCAGAAAAAAATGGGGAACTAAAATTGTTTATCAAGAAGGTGATGCTAAAACAGTTCCCCGTTATCCTTATCCATTACAAGATATAATAGATTTAGGATTAATTAACTCTTGTTTATATCCATCTTTTGAAGGACATACAAAAGTTCGTTGTATCCATTTTCCTTATTTTGCACTGAATCAGATTTTGCCCTCAACATCAGATAATATGTTTAGATGTCAAATATTTTTTGCTGGTAATTTATCTTATAGAAATGAAGGACATTTACATTATGCTAGACGTGAATTTATAGATAAACTATCAAAACGATTAGATATGAAAATTTTTCCTACTGAAGAATTTGGTAATACAAGATTTTGTACATCACAAGTTGCAGTAAGTGCTTCGGCCATATTAGGTGTTCATCAAGGATTTCATGTGCCTGGATATTTGGATACAAGACCTTTTCAATATATAGGTGCAAGAGGTTTATATTTTCATGACAATACGCCAGCTATGGATTTATTTTTTGAAGATGGTGTTCATTACGTTGCGTATAATAGACATGATGTGGATGATGTGTATAATAAATATATGTATTATATGCGGGATAATAAAGAAGCTGGTGAAAAAATAAGGCAACAAGGATATGATTATGTTCAAAATAATCATACAGCTAAGCATAGAGTAAAAGCGGTATTAGATATACTTGATGGTAAAACAAACAAGATATATCCATTGTATATAGAAGATATTAGTTGTGATAAAATATAATGAAATAATCATTTATCCAGACCATGTTATATTGGATAACAATTACAAAGATTCTATACTTGGTAAACACTGTATTTGGATACCAAGTATAGAAGCAAAGATTATTCTATCTTTTCAAGGTTGTATTGAAAGCACAGCTTGGCCAAGAGGGAAAAATGCTGATAAAATAAGAATGTCATGCCTTAATGAAAGCCCAGATTTTCTTTTTAACAGTCTTATTAGTATAGTAAATGAAGTAGAAATTATACGAAAACTTTCATATTGCAACATGTCTCCTCCAGTAATAGGATATTTTCATATTAAAAATGTTATATCTAAGATATTTACTAGAAATTGGTATAGTGATGATAAAGGTATGTATGGTTACTTTGTGAAAAATGCTAATAAATTACCACCTGGTCAATATAACTTTGAAAAATTTAAAAGCCTATTTCTTGATACTGGTATAATAAAAGCTAATCCAGGTGCAATAGGCGATTTGGAAAGAAAAGAAGGTAATTTGGTAAATGGTTATCTGGTAGATGTAAGAAGAACAAGAGAATATTGTATGCAACTCAATGGGGATATTGATCTAACAGAGTTAGAAAAAATATGATAATGATTACAGGCTCTGCAGGATATATAGGACGAAATTTATGTAAAAGATTATCTACGAAGTATGATCTTATTCTTGTAGATAAGGTATTTGGTTGTAGAGTGGAAAATTTAAAGAGTATTCCTAACTCAGTTAAGACTGTTGTTCATCTTGCTGGTATGCCCGGAATACAGCAGTGCGAAACAGATTTTCATAACGCTATTGTTGATAATGTTCTTAGTGCTGAAAATATTTTTAGACTTGCCAAAGTTCCGGTAATTTTTATATCTTCGCAGGCCGCCAAATATCCAACAAGCAAATATGCTATAATGAAGCTTATTTGTGAAACTATGGCACTAAAAATGGGACATTCAGTCTTAAGGCTTGCTAATGTATATGGTGGTGAATATTATCTAGAACTCAAAACGTCAGTTATAGCCAATTTCATAAATGCCAAAAAAAATAACAAATCGATGGTTATAGTGGGTAATGGTGAGCAAATAAGAGATTTTATCCATGTGTCCGAAGTATGTCAAGCAATAGAAATGGCATTTGGAAAAGAAAAAATTATTGTTGATGTAGGAACAGGTGTGGGCAGAAGCATAAACGAGATTGCTAATATGATGGAATATGATAATATAATATATGACCATAGTAATAATATGAATATAGAAAGTAATATATCAGATATTAATCCAGCTAAAGAAATTTTATCCTTTGTTGCGAAGGACGAGTTAGAATCATATATTAGGATGATGCACTAATTTGGATAGGGAAGAACTGAAGAAAAAAATAGAAATTTTGGCACAGTTTCCTTATAAGGAAAGAAGTAAACCATATCAATCATATTATCTTGATGGGGAATATATGCCGGGCACGAGAGACACGTTATATAGATATAATATAATGCAAATTTCCCAAGATATGTCTGGCATGTCTGTGTTAGATCTAGGTAGCCAACTTGGTAGTATGTCGATTGAGGCATACAGACGTGGCGCAAGAAATATATTAGGAATTGAATATCAAAGAGAATACATAGAATGTGCTAAAACTTTGGCAGAATACAATAGATTTGAGATAGATTTTGTTTATGGTAATCTTATGATGCCAATAGATGTTGTTAAATACATCAACAATTATTTTAAGGTAGGTATAGATATTGTATTTGCACTTTCACTTACTAAGCATATAGGTGTTTATAATCTTTACTGGTTACTTAAAAATATAGATTTTAGAATATGCTATCTTGAAGGACATAATTGTAATAGAGACCTTAATACAGCACATTGTCAAGATATGTTTAAAAATCTGGTAAAACATTTTAAGCATGATTTTATTGGTTTTTCAGAAGATAGATCTATTAGGCCGATATGGAGATTATATGAAATTTAGTTCTTTTATAATTGTTTGGTATGAAAGATGTTTGGACAAGATATTATAAGGCAATAAAAACAAATGGTGATAAATTAACATTACAGCAAGGTGAAGTAATTGTAACAGTAACAAATCCAGCAACAATAAAAAAATGGTTTAACAATGGTAAATATTTCACAGTTAAAGAAAACAGGAAGTGATATGAAAGTCATGAAAATTGTCGGGGCATGGCTAGAGGCCAACGGCTATGATGGGCTCTTTAGCGAGTGGTGTGCCTGTAAGTTGGATAACCTGTTTCCATGCGGGGAGATCTATAACTGCGAGGCGGGCCACTTCACTGAGTGCCCAGGGTTCATAGGCAATTGTGCTCCATGCAACTGTGAGGGCTACGCTGAATTCCATATCGGCGAGATGCCGGTGAAGGAATAATGCTTAAGCAGCGCACTCCTAGCGAAGAACGAGCCGTTCTCTTGGCCGTTGCCACTCCCCAGGAGTGGGACAAGTGGCTAAATGCCGAGGCAGAGGGCGGGGCCGATGAATGCTTGATATGCAAGGCATACGAGGGGAACTGCCTCGCCTGCGCTGTGGTTGAACGCATCGAACTGGCCCGGGGTATGGGAGATGGCGTGAGCAACTACGAAATCATCCTGCCGGTTGCTGACGGCGACTCGCTTAGGTTGGAACGTTTCGACTTTAGCAAAATGACTTCATTAAATGAGGTCACAGCAGTCTTTAGGCAAGTTAACATACTACACAAAGGTATAATTCGACGGATCAACGCTGGCAAAACTTCTATTTTTCACTTCAGTGAGACTCCTTGTGATGTTCCAGATGAGCGTTGGCTTAAGTCCAGCATACTCTGTGTAATAATTGAAAAGGACAAACCAATCTCTTTAGCTTGGCATAAACCGCGCCAGGGCGAGTGTGTAAAATATAGGAAGGGGGAAGCAATATGAGCGGCTACGAAATCACCTTGCCGGTTGTAAACGAGGCTTTGGTTAGGAAGGAGCACTTCGACTTTGGTAGCATGGACGCAAATGAAATAGAGAAGGTCTTTAGGGGCATCCACCTGCTACACAAGGACGCTCTCCGTTGCTATCATGCCGACACAATCCATTTCAGCGAAACCCCTTGTGATGCGCCCCCCGCAGTCTGGGCCGCTGCCGATGTCCTCTGTGTGACGATTAACCGGAAACACAAGGTTTCCCTGGCCTGGCACAAACCGTATAAAGGCGAGTGCGCGAAATATAGAGAGGAGATAGAACCTGTATGAATACACCTGCTGTGGAGGCCGAAGACGGCGCAAGCGAGTGCTTGATTTGCAGTGCATACTCTGATTGTTTTGCCTGCGTTGGCATTCATTGTGATGCCAACCATATAAGCCCATGCTCTGTGGGCGTTACATACAAAAATAATAAGGGCAAGTACCAAGACCCCAAGGGCCACCAGTAGAAAGCATACTGATATAGAGCAGTTCATCGTTTACTTCTCCTTGTCCCTGGATAGATAACCAGGTAGAACGGGCCTGGGAACCCCTATAGAATTCCTCTAACTCCTTTCACTTTAACTATGTCTTCTGGTTCTTTTGTTTCTGGAATAATCTCAAATAATTTAGTTATGATACTATTTAATTTATTGTAATTATAAACTTCACAAGCAAATATTATTATATTCTTTTTTATATTCTTATATTTATTATCGCAGCATTTTATTATTTCCATAGTGTTATTTAAGTCTAGATATTGTAAATTATATATACAATAAAATTTGTTATCAATGAGTTTTATTGTAGAATTATTTGTGTAATCAATTGTAGTATTACCTAAAAATTTGTCCGTTTTAAAGTCTTCTATTTCGATAAGAAGTATGTCCTTATTTCTTTTTGGTTTATAATGTTCATATATTATCATAAGTTTCCATCCTTTCTTTTAATTGTTTTTTTGGTAATATACAAACTATCAAATGTTTTATATTACTCTTTAGTAATATACAAATTGCCACCAATACTAACATTATCTGGTAGTTCTTCTATTGGTGTACTACGTAAATCATAATTGCCTTTTACTACTAAATTCTTACCTGTTTTAATCATTTTACTACTATACAAATTACTAATTTAAATTTAATATTAACATTAGTAATCATATTAGTATTACCCAAATAAATCTATTATATTGCTGTTCAATAATTCTGTTTTATTGATAGGTTTAAGCAATTTTTCTATTTTTTTAACATAGAACCTTTCAATCATTTCTTTATAGTCAATTTTAATATCAAATTCTATTGGCCATTTTAAAAACGATATATTATCTACATTATACTTATTTGGTTTTGAAATGTAAACTACTTTAACCTTTTCTCCGACACCTTTTATTTGTGGATATTTTGAAGATAAACCAAGGCTATTGAGCATCTTATGATAATTATTTATACCCTTTATATGCCAAGGTGCGCCTTTGGTTGGCTCACCACTGATAATATATTTGGATAAATTGTTGGCCCCAATATTTACTGATATTTCATCTGGTTTGGCATTGACTAGTTCCTTCTTATCTCTTTTTATTATTTGTGAAATTTCTTTATCCGATACGCCAGATAAAACCATACCCATGATATTGTTAATTAGTGGTTTAATAGCTCTAGGGGTAGATGATTGTACTATTTCTAAACCACGTACAAATATCTCATTATCTTTCTCTATACCATTTTTATCAACAATACTCATACCATATTTCTTCTTGGCTACAAATAGTGCTGCTCTTGCTATAATTTCCTGTTCAAAAATGAACTTGAAATCCTTACGTGAATTAAAGTGTTTTAGCTGAACATTATCATAAATTCGTGTATTAACATGATTAACAACTATTTTAGATATCCTTTTGCATACAGATATTTTTGCCAAATCATCAAGATTGTTCCATTTTTCCAATCCAATATGATAACCAATCCAATCTTCTATGGAATAGAAGATTGAATCAGTATCAATATATAATACAAAATCTTTAGTCAACTCTTATCTCATTATCAACTAGTCTGGCAAACATTTTTCGCTTACCAAATATTTTTGCTTTTTTTTGGCTACTCATATATACATCAAGTGATTTTGTTTTTCTTCGGTGCATTTTGTCTTCTATAACAAATATCCCAATTCCTCTTACTTCTATTTTTTTGCCAAATTTCCAACCTTTTTTGAATAGGTCATGTGATACCGCAATATGGCCATGTTTAACTGTTTTTCCTGATGCGGTTTTTTGTTTGTTCATACAATAAGCAGTTACTGTTACTGATTCCATTGCAAATACAAAACTTGAACAAGGAAATAGTAGTAATACCAAGATTAGTATAAGCATTTTGTGCCTCCGGTTTCATAGTACTCCACCCCTAATTTTTGTTTCTAATCTATCATCATTCCAATTAATAATCCAACAATCACCATTATCATGTAAACCATATCTTACACTATTATGGATACCAATTACCCTACATCTTTTAATCTCCCTTACTGATACAATAGCATGACGCCCATCTTTTTTATATTTACCTGATATATTACCACATTTGCATTTTTTTGTGATTTGTGTCATGGGAATTACACCATGACACAAATCACAACACATGATTTTCATGATCTTAATTCATCCAAAATAGTTTTTAATTCTTGATTCGGATTATTTAAAATGTCATTTATATAGCCTTCGCTAGATTTTATGACATGTCTGCCACATGCTGTAATAGCCTCGGCAATATCAACATTGGCATATCGCGAATATGGAGTGGCCATGATACCATATATAGAATTTAATATAGTTTTTTGTGCATTTTGCAATCTATCCAGTTGGTCAACCAAGTCTTTATTTTGGCCATCTTTTTCTAATGACAACATTTCTTTTTTAGTTTGTTGTCTTTGGATAAACAAGTTATATTCAATTTCAGATATGATACCGGTTTTATTAGTAGTAAATATTGCGCCGTTTGGTGCAATAGTAAATTTACCTACTTTAAGTGCTTTATTAAATATTGCCACTTTATCACTATCATAAAATATATCATTATTATTTCTTTTTATTTTAAATGGCGGAAAGTTTTTATTGGCAGTGTGCTCTATGATTTCATCTTCCTTTAAACCCAATATTTTACCAAAGTAGGTTTCGGTGCTCATATTAAGAGCAATAATAGCAGTTGGGTATTCACTCATTACATCTATATCCAATACCCAATTATATATTCCTACTTGTGGTTCTTTTACATAAGCGGCATCATAACCCATTTGGTAACCCTGTAGCAATGGTGGAGCACACATATTTTTCTTTCTTAGATGTGACAGGATA